CCAAAGCCGATGCGGCGATGGCTGCGGCTGCAATAGTGTATTTCGCAGCTTCAATGCCAACCATCACACCGATCTCGTTCATCAGCCACATATTCACAAGGAGGAATGCCAGGACGATTGCCAACGTCCCAGCCCAAATCAAGATAAGTTCAACCAACGTCTTCACACTCAGCCCTCCCGTCCACCAACGGCACATTCTGCAACCGTGTTTTCGATTTTCTTGCGCAGCATTACACAAACCATGCGGATTTCTTTCAGCTTCAAGCCGGAACTAATAACCATGCCATACATATCATTTACGAGCTCGTACGCTTTGGGGGACATGTCATCCCGTGCAAGCTTTTGCTTGTATCTTTTGTTTTTGTACATTTCTTGTAGTCCTTTCTATGGATATGTTCTAGGCGGTCAGCTTCTCGGCTTTGCCATCGAATCTCCCGCTTTCCATAATATTTGCCGTTCATCTTTACCACCTATCAATCGTTCCAAGCTGTAGCCCAAGCACTACCTTGCCGTATGTTGTGCCAAGCTCCTTTGCCTTTTCTTTGATTTCGTCGATGGTATAGTCCTTATTTTTCGGCTTTGCCTTTTTCTGCTCCGGCTTCTTGTACTGGCCGCTTTTACCGCTTTCTCGATACTTCTCGCGCAGCTTTTTTTGCGAGTCTGCGTAAGCTGCTTTCGAGCACTCTGCGTGATACTTCTGGCAAACATTTCTCCGCACAAGTGGTTTACCGCACCAAGCGCAAGGAACAGGCTTTGCGGTTTCTTTGCGCTTTGCCTCAGTTCGTTTTCGGTTACGTTCTCTGCCTCGCTCCAAATTTGCAATGCTGTAGCAGTTAAGGCAGTATTTTCGATTTGCGGCTACCATTCCAAGAAGAACTCCACAACGCTCACAGTATTTAATCTCCACACCGCTCTCCTGCTTTCTTCTTGGCTTCCCGGTTATGCCTTTCAAAACACTGGTTCAGCATCTTTTCCATCCACAGCACCTTGTTGGCATCGTTTCTTGATACGCCAGCAGCCATTGCAAGCTTCAGTCTGCGCTTGTGGCTTTGTGCTTTACGAAATTCCATCACCAGCACTCACCAGCCTTATCTGTGATGAACTTCGGGACTTCCTTGCCTGTGGCAATGCACAGCGCAACCAGCTTTTCAACCCAGATGTCGTACAGGCTTTCTTTTGGCATATAGCACTGGCCAACACAAGACTTCTCAAATCTTTTCCAGATCGTCAGTACGACAGCGCCATCCGTGGCCGTCCATATTATGCCGTATCCTTCATTGTGCAGATTGTCCAAAATGTCTCGTGCTCTGCTTTTGGCTTCGTTGATTTCAAAGGCATCCCAGTGCTTTTTGCTTTCCTCGTAGGCTTCCACCGCCTCGTCAATGGCGTGGTGCGCTTCGTCCGGGTACTCAAGGTCTACCTTTAATGTGATAATCTTCTCCATGTTCAGTCCTCCACTTTCTTGCTCTTCTCCGTCTTTAAGAAGAGATTAACGAAATAGACCTGACCGATACCCGTCACCTTCGGGGTCTTATTGATAGAAGTGTGCCCATCAGAATGTGCAATAGACGTTTCCTTGATTTCAAACAAGCGAAGTTCCATAGACTTCTGGGTCGGCATATTGTAGTCTGTCCGCTTTCTGTCTTTAATCAGGTATCCGTTCTCACGCATCCATGAGAACAAGCGGTTCTGCCCCATCTGGATGCCGTTCTGTGACAGCAGCTTTGCCATTTCACCAACAAGAATGCTTTGGCTGCTTGCGCTCACTGCGTCAGCGAAAAGCGCTTTCGGCTTCATGGTTTCAATCTGCTTGTCCTTCTGTTCCAGCTCCTCATGCGCTGCGATCAGTGCAGTTGCAAGAAGTTGCGAGCGGGTAAGCTGCGGTGCGTTGTAGCTTCCAGTCTTACGGATTGTAGGAAGCACATCGTTCGTTACCCATCTGCGGAACGGAGCCGCTTCCGGTTTGTCGCTGCGAAGAATGACATGGTACAGGCCGCTTTCGTTGACGATTACCATTTCCTGTTTGCCGCCAAGGGTGTCAATCAGACTGACGCCCTTTTCGTCATCATCTAATCGGTCAGCAGCCATGCGGTTATTGCTAATACCAAGCACAGCGCACACGTCTTTCAGAACGAACCATGCTTCGCCGTCCATATCAACCGTGCGAACTTTGCTGTTCTGATATTCAAAAACTTGAATGTTTGCCATTTTTTCTCTCCCTTCTTACACTCCCGAATCCTGAATATTCAAAATCCGGCAGATGCTTTTCTTGATGCCGGGCGTTTTCAGCTTCCCTGTCTTAACCTTGAAAAGGTAAGAACGATCAAAATATCGTCCGGTGTCCTCCTTGACTTTTTCAATCAACCAGTCATTAGTCTTGTCTTTTTGGATAAGAGCAATCTCGATTTGTTTGCCAAAGTCACACAGAGGTTTTTTTTCAGCCATTATTTCACCTCCGGATATTGATTTTTACGCATAAGTGTAATATAATGAAGTTGCTAGAAATCATTCATTACGCCTTCGCGGTACGGTCTTAGTATAATACGCTTTCGCGTAAAATGCAAGGCCTTTTTAAGCGTTCGCGTAATTTCAGCAAACCTTACAATGCGAGGACTGGAATTATGGCAAACTTGTACGAAAATATTGAAAAACTCTGCAAGCAGCGTGGAGTAAACGTGACCACTATGTGCAAGGAATCGGGCGCAAGCCGTGGGTCTTTGACCGATTTGAAGAACGGGAGAAAGCAAACCTTGAAATATGAAACGCTTGATAAGATAGCTTCTTATTTTGAAACAAGCGTGGATGCTTTGGTTTCTGGCGAGCAAAAAGAAAACCCGCCCCAGCAGCCGCAAAGCGAAGTTGACGCGGATATTAAATGGATTGAGCAGAAGCTAGTAGAGATGCCGAAAGAAAAGCGTGAAGCTTTGATGAAGCTTATCAGAACTATGTGAGGTGATGGCGTGGGCAAAAAGAAATTCAGCAAAGAAGAACTGCTGAACGACAAAAGTTCTCACATGGGCGATAGATTTCTGTTTGCATTTGGTGCGCTTTTCTTGGTTGCTTCTTTTATTTTTCTTATGTATTCGTCAACTGCCTTTTTAATCGTTGCAGCCATCGGAGTTGTGATGTTGATAAAAGGCAAACACGGATATGATATGTTTCTTGAAAGAGAAAAGCTAAAAACAAAAATGTACGAAACGCCTGTGTCTGCAAAGATTGTTGGTTCAGGAGAAAGCAAGAAAGCGGGAAGTGCCGCAGTTCGCTCCGCTGTTGGTGGTGCGGTAGCCGGTTTGCCCGGTGCTGTTTACGGAGCAGCATCCGCAAAATCTAAAACCAGCGTCACGTTTTATGTGACGTATGAAGATGGGCATCACGGAAGCGAAACTGTAAATTCCGATTCTAGCCGGTTCTTAAAACTGATGAAGGTCTGTGAAGATTGACCCGGTACAAATAAAACCCCTTGCGCCGGGCTTTTGGTAGCCTTATGCGCAAGGGGTTTTGTCATGCATTGGTTATCACTTCTTTTGCTACCGGAATCTTTTCAGGGTGTTCCAATAGCCATGCAATAAATCGGTCAATCTTGGCTCTTTCCTGTTCACTCATTGTGGCATATCCTCCCGATCGGTAAGTGCAGATGTTCATTTGATACGATTATACATCTTTTAGTTGTCAAGTCAATGTATTTTTAACAACTTCGTAAAAATCGAACGTTTTCTTCGCATCCATTACTTCACATCAGGGAAGCCAAAAATTGCAATGACAATGATTAAGAGCCACATTAAATTTAAGTTACCCTTTGCTTTGTAACATTCCGTTGAGCATAGAGCGAAAGGGGTTTTCAGGCAGCTTGTCCAGAACATCTGCTTTGACAAGCGCGTTCGTGCTGATGCTGTGCGAAACATTGTTTAGCTGTACAATGGCATCGTCCAAGTCTTTTACAGTTGCTCCACGCCGTTCCATTGACTGGAGGAAAGTTTTCACTTCTTCAAGAACGACAGGGTTTTCGGCTTTATAGAATCCATTCGTAAAGTCCATCTTCTTCTCCTTTCACAGTTCTACAAGCTGTCCGTCAATGCGTTCGATGTTATCTGCCGGGTCGCGCCCTTCGTCTAAGGCGGCTACGGCGCGTTCCAGAACGTTTTTTGCTTCTTCATAAGCAAACTTATCTGCATCGTTGTTTGCAAGGTTGTAGACCAGTTTTAAAGCGGTCTGGCGGGCATAGGGAATGAGCATGGTGTCAATCTGATTCATACACTAACCCTCCCACGGTTTCGGCGTTTTGTTTTCGTTCGGCTCAGATGCGGGCATTCCGTCAATGATAATCATGTTGTTACCTCCTGTTTTGATCGTTTTTTCGATGGTACAGTTATAACACAGGCTGCTGTTGGTTCTCCATAGCAGCTTTTTCCATTTTTTGGCTTGTCGAATCCGGCAGTTTTGTCGGATTTTGTTGAAAGGGTGAGAATTTATGGATGAATATTTAGTAAGAACAGCCAAAGCATTAGAGATAGCTCGAATGCGTTCCGGCTTGAGCCAGCAGAAGTTGGCGGCAAAAATGGGCGTGAATCGTGGCACGGTCGCTAATTGGGAGCAAGGTCTGGCAGCCATTTCCCTTCCGATGGCTATGCGCTGGTTCACCTGCTGCGGCGTATCGGTGGCTCGATACATGGACGCTTGCATTCACCCAGGGCTGCTGGAACACCTGGAAGACGACCTTTCCGATCTGGAGAAACGGCAGATTCTCATAGATGCTATGATGGAATGTTCCTCCTATGAGATAGATGCTTTGTTGTACATCCGGTACGGAGATCACGGCTCAGACCACATCGGCGTATTGACGGAGATTCTGGCAAACCTCCACACGCCGTTGAAGGACAGGGTCGCTGTCTGCCGGATGGTGTCTGGCAGCTATGAGATAGCGCAGGCTACCGGAACAGACCCAGACCCGAACGGAACCGCCCCAAAGATGGAGATTCTTTATCAGGCGCAGGACGCTGGAACGGAAGCAGCCATGAAGTCCAACGATTCCTATACCGTGAATCCAAATAATATAAGTGGCTGATTGTCGAATTATCGCAGTTTTTGAAGAACATTTTGTCCACGTTCATCCACTTTTTGTACACCTATCGGGCAAATTTACCTTGTCAATCCGTCCCCCATAGGCTGTAAATCGACAACATTCGCGCGTAATAAATAACGAATTATCGTTAATCTGTTGTCTGTGATTGGTCGCCTTGTCAATCTGTCCCCCATAGCATTGAATTAAAAGTTTTTCATCCACTTTTTGTACACGTTAGGTAAAGCTAACCGCTAAGCGTTTCAACCTTTCGGATGTTGAACAGCTGTTTATTTGGTAGTATTCGCTTTGTGTTTTCCACTTTTTAAGAGAGAAAGAAAAGATTTTGTGGAAAATTTTCTTCTTCTGCTATTAGTAGAAGTTATTTTATAATCTTGTTAATAGTCTTGTTTTATATAATGTAAAGAGGTGTACAAAAAATGGATATAGGTGTACAGATTGTGGAAATAGGTGTACGAAATGTGGACAGTTAGGTGTACAAAAAGTGGAAATAGGTGTACACTTGCTATTGATTTGTACACCTATCTGTGATATACTCTTATACGAGAGGAGGCGTGATAAGATTGTCTGATATTAAAGGCGGGAACTTGGTTGAAAAAAGCAGACAGCTTGTTTGGGCAAAGTTCACTGATTATACAGCAGGAGAACTACGGTTGCTTGAAGTTTATCTTAGCCGTATCAATCCGAGAGACCCTGAAACTTCAACGGTTCAGTTTACGTTACAAGAGTATTGCGAGTTTTTGGGGTTGAAAATCAACTCTAGGAATTTGAAAGCACAGGTCAAGCATTTCATCGACAACTCCGTTGAAGTTCCTAGAGGTGACGGTTCAGGCTCGTTTGACTTGTATCCCCTGTTCAGTAGAGCAACTGTAAACTTTGAACCTAGCTTGATGAATATTACTGTGTCGTTATGTTGTAACCCGCTTCTGCAACCTGTTTTCTTCGACATTGCAGAGCGTGGATATGTCAAGTACCGTTTACGCTACACAGCAAATATGAAATCGCAGTATAGCATTTTGCTGTATTCAATTCTCCGAGAGTTCATCGGACGTGGCGTGAGCCAGCCCGAAATTACGTTGGATAGATTAAGGGAACAGCTTGGCGCAAGAGAACCTAGTTATCAGGAGTTCAAGCATCTTAGGCGGCGTGTCATTGATATTGCGGTAGCTGAAATAAACGAAGTATCAGACCTGTGCGTTGAATATGACAAGGTCATGAGAGGCCGCAATGCGGTTGCCGTGAAGTTCAATGTAGCTTTCAAGTCTAATGAGCCAGTCATAGACGTGGAAGCTAACGAGGTTGAAAGCGTAGAGCTAAAAGATGTTCCAAAGAGCCAACGACCTGCCAGAAAGCCCCGCAGCGGCGCATACGAGGATGTGGATTGGGCATCTATTACGCCGGAGATGTCTAAAAACCAGTGCATCTTGACCGCAAAGCTGGTGGCAAAGAGATTGCCGGAGAAGTATCCGAACATCAAGCCTAACAAGAAAAAAGAAGCTGTTGTGAACATCATTGAGAATGCATACAGGATTCTTGTCAGTGAGCGACTTGATAGGATTGAAAAAGACCCCGGCGCTTATATGTACTCAATTTTGAAAGAAGCAGACCTTGACGATTATGCTACGTTTGACGATAGCTTCTTAAAGTAGTCGGATGTAGCTCATTGAGCAGATGATGCAGAAAGGAGCGAGAATGGGTTGGATTAGCGTAAAAGATAAGATGCCAGACAAGTACGTTCAGATTATCATTTATGATAAAGTGATGGGTGTTACTTTCGGTTATTATGGTGACTTCAAAGGCGAAAAATGGTATACAGATGATGTGTTGACGGATGCGTTCTATGGAAACAATAGTGAAACGCAACTGATTGATGATAATGTGTTATATCATGTAACCCATTGGATGCCACTTCCTGAAGAACCAGAAAAATAAAGAAAGAGTGATAAAATGGCAAAAATCATAGCTGTCGCCAACCAGAAGGGCGGCACAGGAAAGACAACCACAAGCACCTGTTTGGCTGGCGCGTTGCAGTTGCTTGGAAAGAAAGTTTTGCTGGTGGACTGCGATGCCCAGTGCAACGCAACGGACACATATGGCGCACAGACAGAGGACGTATGCACCCTGTTCGATGTAATGACCCGGCAAGGCACGGTCGAAGAAGGAATCCAGCACTGTGAAGCTGGTGACATTCTTCCGTCTGATAACGCATTGAAGGACATTGACGAGCAGCTTGTCCGGGATATGGGCAAGAACTTCCGGCTGCGAGAAGCCCTTGAAAGCGTGTCCGAGCAGTATGATTACATTGTGCTTGACACTCCACCGCAGCTTGGTCTTGCGCTTGTGAACGCACTGATCGCCGCCAACAGCATCATTGTCCCCATCACAGCAGACCGATACGCACTGGCTGGTTTGAGCCAGCTTTCGCAGACCATTGGCGATGTTCGCAGATACTTCAATCCGACTTTGAAGATTGAAGGTCTGCTCCTGAACCAGTACAAGAGCCGCGAGAACCTGTCCAAAGAGGTTGTGGAGCAGCTCCCTGTGATTGCACAGAGCATGGGCACAACCCTGCTGGATGTGAAGATTAGACCGTCTATGGGCGTTCGTAAGGCGCAGGCAGAGCGGCACAGCCTGTTTAGTGGTGACACAGCAAAGAGCACCAGCGCAGAGGATTTCAAAGAACTGGCAAAGAGAATTGTAGGGGAGGACAATAAATGAGACTGATTGATGCAAATGAAGCGTTAAAACTTTTTGAAGAGAGATTTGGAAACTTCTTTACGCCGTTTGTCTACAATGCGCTTTACGACGTTATATGTGACGTAGAAACGATTGACATTGACGAGCTGACAGATAAAGATAGATGGATTAGCGTTACAGACGGACTTCCTGAAAGGCACAAGACCCCATGCCCTCGTGGAAACAATCCTGATTTTAGCAATGTAAGCGAAACCGTATGGATTTGCACGCAGGAAGGGTATACGATGGAAGGTACGTTGGAGGGTGATTCTTGGTTTGATGATATGGGGCAGTGCCTTTCAGACTATTTTGAGGATATGGCAGGTCATCATGTCACGCATTGGATGCCCCTGCCTAAGCCGCCAAAGGGGGATGTAGAATGAAATCAACCAGCAAAAAATCCTCAGGCTTGCTTGGCGGGTTTGATTTCCAGCCTATTTTTTCGGAACAGACATTAAGCCGAAGTGAGCCAAAGGAAGAAGAAGTAAGCCAAACAAAGCCGAGCGAAGCCGAACAAGCACCGGTTAAGCCTAGTGATGCCACAGACAGCAAAACACAGCCAAACAATACCGTAGTAAGCGAAAGTAAGCCAAAGAAGCTGAAACAAGCGAAGGAAGTTCAACGTCTTATCGAACAAGGCGATGTTTCCGGCGCACTAGCCGAAGCTGGTTTGACAAAGAAAAAAATCCCGATGCCGGAATCGCATCAGGGCGTTGCAAGCGGAGATGGCAAGCGTTCCAAGCGTATTACCATCCTTATGAGCGAGGAAGAGCGCAAGTACATCAACCGTGAAGCACGGCGGCACGGAATGACGATTGGACAGTTCGTGTACGCTCTGGCAGTTGCGGCGGCAGAGGGAAAGATTGAATTGGAGGATTTCTTAGATGAATGACGTATGGATTGACATTGGGCAGAAATATGAAGCAATGGAAAATATGGGATGCAAGCCTTATGGCTTCAAGCGAATTCCATCAAATTTTGTGTTTGACGAAGATAAGTCGGTAAAATGGAACAAAGAGCAAGCGCAAAAGAACAACGATGATTACGACAATGAAGTTAAGCGGCTGAATCAAGAGAAAATGAAGCGTAGGGATGAAATCTACGAAGAGATTTATAAAACAATTCAAGAAGAAGTCGGTTTTGGGATTTCAGAAAAGAAAGCGGCAAAAATTTGGGCGTACGCTTACGATAGAGGGCATTCAGCAGGATGGTATGAAATAATCGCAAATTTGGAAGAAATTGAAGAACTTGTAAAGTTCGTATTGGATAAAAAGAACTGAGTTGGAGGATTGAAGCATGATGAGGTCGAAGGAATTTTACGAAGAAAGCATTAGCCGTTTACAGAAAATGGTTAAGCATGGCATTTACGTTCTTTTGTTCGATGCTTTTGCCGTAGCAGTTCAGATTCCGTTTATCTTTGCTGGTAAATGGGTTGCAGCGCACTTGATTTTGTCCATCGCCGTATCTTTTGCGGCTGGATATAGTTTTAACACGCTTGTGGATAGTAAAAGACAACTTGATATGTAAAAGGCAGATATGGAGTTGTACTACACAGATGTGCAGAGGAATTAATATGACGAAACAAGAGCGAGTTGCAAGAATTGCAAAATACTACACAACTTTCCATTTGTTTGACGATTGGTATCTTGTTAGGCGCTATCCCAAACGCTTCCATAGTTGGAAAAGATTCGTTCCGTTGTATATACTAATGCACATCAAAGAAGAATAATCTATGTGAGAGGAAAAAAAATGCGTACATACAAGCCACGCAAGCACAGAAGCAAAGAGGAACAAGCCAAAATAAACGCAGAGGTAGCAAAACGTAAAGCAAAACTGGCTGAAAAGTACAACACTGACACTCAATATTACAAGGGCATTCCTGTTGAGCTGATTGTAAGAGAGGACTACGGTTGCTACAAAGCAAAGCGTTTCAAAATAAACGGTAGTAATCAAAACGTGTGGATTCCAAACTGCTATCTTGAAGACGACGGAACAATCAAGGCGAATATGAACATTGATTTTGTATTTCGTAAGTCTGTAAACCAGTTAAACAAAGCGGGAATCACGCAAGCGATTATTGGTATCAAACGTAAAATGCCGGAAACAGATGTGCCAAATCTCAAAAGCACCATGCAAACAATCGGAGATACAGGAACTTGATAAAGCACAAACCCCTGTGCAGTCATTACGACTACACAGGGGTTTCATTTTACTTATCAGCAATGCAATCCCAGTAGAGATATGCCTTGCCATCTGCGGCATCTGCGTCCTCAAGGAACGCCTTTGCCATGTCAGCGTAGAAGCCCGGAGTGTCAACGGACTGGCGCTTTGCAACCTGACAATAATCTGAGTACATCATGTTCATGACAGCCCAGAAATCGTTCGGGTCACAGGTAATGTTGCGCTGTTTCGCAACGTCCTGCGTCTGTTCTAGCGTCCAGTGACAGCCCTTTGTGCCGTCAGCGTTCACCATGCTGTCGCACCATTCCTCCGCTTCATCGTGGGTGAGGTGCTGGCGCGGCATCTTGATGGAGCGGCTGTCTGCGCCGCCACGTTCGTACTGTCCCGACCGCTTATCCCAGTCGCCGTTCTGCGAGAAGCCGATTTGCGGCATCTTACGCCCATACTCTACGTCAGGGTAGCGGGGGATAGGGTAGGGGTCGATATAACGGTTCTCCTCTTGCGGATAGTAGGAATAGCGGTCCTTGCCATCTTCCAGCTTACGCAGACGGCGTTCCATCTCACGTTCCCTGCGATCACGCTCTTCCTCAAGGCGGTCGCGCTCCGGCTCACGGTTTTTGTCGTGGTCACGAAGCATCATCATGCGGCGAAAATTAGTCTTGCCCATAATCTACACCTCCTCAAGAAATAGACGCGGGTGCACCAGCGTGGGAACGGCAGAAGCAGCCAAGATACTTGAACGTGCCGGTACCGGTCGCAGACGTTGCCACACGAGTAGCATAGCGAGTGCGAGTGTGGATGCTCTCAGCGGTTGCCTGAGCGCAGTTGCAGTCGGTCAGAGGGTATGCGGTAGTTCCTGCACCGATGGTAATGACAACAGGGGCGTTGATGGTGGTCGTGTCCGGGATGCTCTGGGCAACCACGATGCAATACTTCTCTCCGTTCTGGTATGCGCCAGCAGGGATATTGATGGTTAGCGTGTCATTGGCGAACGTCACCGCATCCGAGATGACGAGGTGCGGGCAGAGTTTGCAGCTTGTTTTGCAAGCCATAGTGTTTTCCTCCTAAAAAATCAGGGGCAGAGGTGTCTTACCCCTGCCCCGATGGTTCACCCGGTTTTATCGGGGAGTGTGTTGGTTAGCAGCAGCCGCAACAGTTCACGCCAACGTTGGGATTTGCCACCTGATAAGCGGGAATCGGACGAGGATTGACCCGGTTCAGGATGGTATCAGTCTGCTGGGACATCACGGTGGTCAGAAGCGCATTCTGCCGATCCTGAGAAGCGGCGAACTTCAGGTTCTGGTTCTCAGCGGTCAGAGTGGCAATCTTATCCTGCGTGAAGTAGTCCATCATGCTGCGGAAGTTGGCGTTGCAGTTGTCCACGATGGCACGGGCGTTGTCTGCGATAGCCTGACGGGTAGCGCAGTCCTCCGTTGCAATGGTGTACTTCAGGTCACCGATCAGCTGCTTGTTCTCGCAGCAGCAAGATGCCAGCTGCGTGGCAAGGGCGGTCTGACCCGCCTGCCGTGCATTGCCCTCCTGCATGATGGCAAGGTTGATGGCGTTGTCGCCATTGGACACGCTGCGTTCCAGACCGTTCACCAGCTGTGCGTTCTGGTAGCCAAGCTGGCAGATGGCGCTGTTCACGCCAGCAAAGCCGTTCGCAATGTTGGCGTTGATGCCATTGATCTGCGCCAGCTGGTCATAGCCCAAAGAGCAGATACCGCTCTGAATGCCCGCCAGAGAACGGGAGGTGTCCTGCTGATAGAAGCCCTCAGACAGAGCCGCACGGGTGTCGTTACCGCCCTGCCCGGTTGCGCCAGTGCCGACCAGATAGGGGATGTAGCTGTTCATGCCGTTGTCACCGCCGTTCCGGCCATAGCCGTTAGTGCCCCAGCCGAAGATGATAGCGAGGATGATGACAGCCCACAGACCTTCGTTGCCGAAGAATCCGCCGTTGTTATTGCCGCCGTCCTGCCCAGCTAGATAGCCAGTTGCAAAATCGTCCATAACAAAACTCCTTTCAGTTTTGCGTTATGCCATCCCACCGCCGTATGCGATGGGCGAAGCCAAACAAATGCGGTTTTTGTCAAGTCCGCAAAACTGAGAAGCGTTTCGCTTAGAGGGATGCGTTATCGGGGCAGCGTCAGATTCAGGACGCTTGCCAGTTGGTTCAGGTCGATGCCGCGCTCTTTGGCGAGGTTCTGCGCCATCGTTCGGAGCTGTGCTTCGTTCTTGCCCTGAATCAGGTTCAGACCCTGCATGATAGGGGCGCTCTGCCCACCCAACTGCTGGATAAGACCCATCGGGTTTTGCCCGGCACGAGCCAGATTTGCAAGCTGCATGATAGGGCTGTGAGTAATCATGTCAAACGGAGAAGGCATCGCTTATTCTCCTTTCTTCGCTGTGGCAGTTGGCTTAGAGAAGCTCTTCTGCCACTTTTCCAGTTCATCCAGCCGGTGAACAAGGGCATTGTACTGCTCAATAGGCACATACTGCTGTGTCGGTGCAGCGGTCTGCTGTGCCTGTTGTGCTTGCATCTGCCTCCACGCTTCCGGGCTGTAAAACTCTAACACGTCAGATTCGCAAGTGTTCGGATTCAGACGTTTGCAGTAGATGACCCCACTACGCAAATCCGGGCAATACGTCCATCTTCCGTATAGATCAGACGGTATCGCCAGAAATTCTTCCCTGCTGGAAACAGGCCTGCCGAGCAGCCAACCGCCGTCCTGTGCCGACTGCTGAACAGGCTGCTGCCCATTCATCGGCTGCGGACGCTGCGGCTGCGCCTGTTGCATCTGCGTGTTCGGTAGGGGAGTGGCAAGCCCTACTGTTCCCATTCCGCCGTAAGGATTGACGGGCTGCTGTGGAACGTAAGGTGCTCCAGGTGTCTGATAATAGCTCATAAAACATCCCTCCTTGTGCTCTCAGTGTACCGCATCAGCAAAAAGCGAAGGACAACGAAGGTACAACGAAGGACAAAAAAGAAAAGCGCCCACACGGAAAAATCCGCATGAGCGCTTAAAAATATAAATATACTTATATAAAATGATGACAAAATAGAAAGTTTTACCGTTTTATTTGCAAAAAAATCCCCCGTTTTGCCTACAAAGTACCCCACATGAAACGCAGGGCTTCGGCAAAGCAGGGGAGTTTTTTTGTAAAATCAAGAGCGGAACTGCCCACAGGCAATGCCGTTCTCTACAAAGGCCGGAGCCTTTCAAGTCTAAAGGCGTCTCCCGCATGGTGCGCACTGCAAGTAGGCGGGCGGGAGACTGTATCATCAAAAATGCCTACTTCTGCTATCGAAATTTTGACGTATGCGCACTATTCAAAACCGTTCAAGCATTTTCGGGCTTGCTATGGCTGGACTTGAACCAGCGGCAATAGGCGGTGTCCCGCCCTGCTCTACCAACTGAGCTACATAGCCTTTTCAAATATCCACCCTAATGTGCTTCTTCGAGAGGCCGGGTAGATTTCGTTGATGTTATTATACCACAATCCGTGCAAAAAGAAAAGCGGCAGACCCGAAAGCCTGCCGCTTCAACGCGCTTCATAAGAAAACGCGCCCAATTAAAAGTATAGTATCACACATTCAGTATTTTGTCAATAATTTTCAGCCTATTGCCGATTGATGTCCGACAATACGGCACACGCGCTGCAATATCAACTTGGCATAGCTGTTCAACGTACCGCAACCGGGCGATTTTCCGGTCATACCTCCCAAGCGGAGCACGTTTTATCACAGCTTTTATCTGTTCTGCATTAAGCCCTTGCAACGCTTGTGGAAAGACTACGCGAGCCGCCGCCACAGGCAGCACCGAGCCAGAAGGGCTGCGGAAGCTGTCCGGCGTTGCGCTTAGATACGCATTTTACCATATTGAGACCGTAAATTTGCATTTTTTTATCAAATTTGAGCCTTAATACCCCGATTTTGTTGGCTTTAACAAAATCGCAGACCATTTTCGTGATGTCACGAAATTGCTCTTGTATGGCGTACATTTTGTTGGTGTCAACAAAATGCTCGTATGTAGTGCTTGCCATGATATCCTCCTTTACTCCTTTTCCAGTGCCGCTTTCATGCGATCAAAGAAAAACTGGATAACGATGCCGATGGTCTCATCGGTAATGGCCCACGAGATGAATTTGCCCCACTTGCTTGTGGCCAGGGCCGCGCGGAGCATCTGAGCCACCCAGGCTTTGCGCTCCGCGCCTTTCTTGGTGCCCTGGATGTTCTTTTCTGCCTGCTCGATGAGCTGGAGCACGGTGGGCTTGACCGCCGCACCATACCCCAGCCGGATGCAGCCCAGGGCGTAGAAGATGAAGCCGCCCAGCATCAGAGCCAGGGCCACCGGTCCAGGGACGGCGCTCAGGATTTTTGCTGCTGCGTCCATGCGCTTTCTCTCCTCTCATACAAAAATTTGTCGATTTCCTCCGCGCTCTGCTCCATTGCTTTGATATTATCACCTGACAGCTGAGCGCCTAAAACGGCGCGGTTGGAACGCAAAAGGATGGTGATAGCGTTTTCCAGCGCCCCAAAATGCTCCAGATCGCGGCTCAGAGCGGCAGAGTGATTAGAGTAGCCCGTCTCAAGCACTCCCACGCGCCTGTCCAGCTCATCCAGCCGCTTGTCCTGTGCATCGCCGGGAGCCTGTGCCTTTTTGATGTACTTGTGGATTATGTCCAGCACCTTGTCCAGCGTAATCGCTGCCGCGCACGCACTGCCAAAGATGCCAACAATCCAAATCAAAGCTTCTTTTTCAGTCATGTGCCCTCCCTGAGCCGCGTCAGGCCCTTTGTCTTGATGATCTTCGGATAGTTGCGGGTGGTGACGTTCAAGTCTACGTTGCCCATGATGCCCGGAACAGAGCCCTTGCTGGTGTGTTGGTGGGCGTGGTAGATGTAATCCACTTTGGGCGTTTCGCCCGTGTAGTCGGCCAGCCAGACGTCCCAGCGGCCTGCCAGGCGCTGCATGTCCAACTCATAGCTGTAGCCCGTGTAGGTGTACAGCTGGGCGTAAAAGCCCATGGCTTCCACTTTTTCCAGCGCATACGCCACCACGTTGGTGAGGTCAAGCGTAGAGAGGGGCTTGAGCTTGTTTTCTTCCACGTCCACGCACACGGGCATGGTGAGCTCTTTGCCGCGTACCGCTTCCCGCACAAGGGCCAGCTCGGCATCCGCCATAGCTTCGCTGGTGGCGTAGGTGTAGTAGTAGACGCCCACGTCCAGCCCAGCGGCCCGGGCGCCGCGGTAGTTGCGCTCAAAGGTCGGGTCGATGTACAGGCCGTCTGCCCGCTTGGAGAGCTTGCGGTTGGTGGAGACCGTCTTGAGCATCGCCCCTTTGTAGCCCGCCGCTTTGACCTTGCGCCAGCCGTCGAGGGTGATTTTGCCCTGATAGCGGCTCACGTCGACGTAGCGGTGAGGAAGCGGCCCGCCCCAGCCGTGGGGAGCGGCGCTCTGGGTGTCCACAGTGGACACTTTTTCAGGAGTGGGGGCGTCCGGCTCCTCTGCCTTGTCTCCGGCAGCGCGGGAGAGGGCTGCAAGAAGCTTGGAGATAAAATCAAAGAGTGCTTTCATATCGTGCCTCCTTATTGTTTATTAGAATATTGTATTCTAGCGAGGGAATAACTTTCGATTCCCATGGTTTTCACCTCCATTTTGAAATTTCACAAATCGTTCAGTGCGGCTCCTACTATCGGGATAAATAATGGTTCGCAGGTAGTTCATTCCGGCTGTCTGCTTTTTCTTTGCGCTCCATTTTGAAATCTCCCGCCCAATGGACGGTTCAATGCAAGCTCCAGAGAAAACCACAATCAGAATTATATGGTGTTTGCGGAATACTAAAGGCGGTACGGTTAGTATGTCGTTTCCCATTTTGCATTCGTCGACTTTACTTTTATGTAGTCGCTCTTACCATCTGCTGCAGTAGCAGTAACAGTTATCCATACGGAGGTGTTATATGCTCCACCAGTAGTGGCTCGTATATAAACATACCCATTACTGTCGGCAACCATAGTTGTTGATGACGTAAATCTTATTTGGGTGCTGTTCTTGGTGAATGTTACAGTTAAATTTGTAGCATTCGTCGGAGTCAGTTTGAAATAAATCCAAAGGTCATTGAAATTAGAGTCATTCAAGTGAGAGTATGTTATCCCCGTCACTGGGATATAGCTCTGGTGCACCAGCCTGGCCTTCCCGCCGACGCCGACGTACACTTTCTTGACTTTTCTTGCCTTTCCGCCGACGCCGACGTACAGGGCCTTGACGTGCCGGGCTTTGCCGCCGACGCCCACAAATAAATTCTTTCCCATTTTGATTTCTCCTTAAAGCCATCGGTAGTGCGGCTTCTCCTCGTGGAACAGCCTCCACCGCAGCGCGTCGTCCACAAAAATGCAGAGAACGCTCATCGCCACCCACAGCAGGCTGAACGGCAGGCAGATCTGTCCCAGCAGGTTGCAGGGCAGGCCCGAGTAGTCCCAGATGCCGAGGCCCAGATATAAATTCAGGATGATCCCCGCCACCAGCTCCACGGCGGTCACCAGGGCGCTGCCGCAGAGCGCCTGCTTCCAGATGGGCATTTCCCAGGGCAGGTAGTTGTTTAAGCCCCCGATGAGCACAAAGCATACCCCGCCCACGATGCCCATGGTCCAGTGGGTGCGGTCCCGCCAGAGCAGCTCCACTCCCATGTAGAGCAACCCGCCCAGCGCCGCTAAGATGGATAGTTTCACAAATTCCCGTTTCATCGCTCCATTGCTCCATTTTGAATTTTTCGCACAAGCCTTTCCTCTTTGCCAAGGGCTCGCCCTTTGGGAGAGCTGGCGAGCGTCAGCGAGCTTGAGAGGGCTCCAGCTTCTTTGCAATGACCTCCACCTGCTCTTTTGCCTTCTGCAGGATGTCCGCCACCTCGGCTTTCAGGTCCTCCGGCAGCTCCACGCCATAGAAGATGCCCTTCAGCACCTCAAGGCTCGTCTCCCGGCCGATCCACTGCCGCAAAGCGTTGTTGTAGGTGGTCTGCTTGGTGATGGTGGTCTGCTTTGCCGTGTACAGCGTCACGATGTCAGCGGCGGAGTACAGCTTGCACTGCTTTCCGTCTGCGTGGTAGGGGTAGGCCGTGGCCCCCAGCATCACCGCGTTGAATATACTGTCAATGTTGGATTGATCAGGCACTTCCAGTGAGAAATGCTCCTGCCTGCCGTCGCCAAACAGCACGTCGACGCCGCTCGTAATGACTGCTTCGCAGGCGTCGGAAGCTTCCTCCAGCTTCTTTGCCCGCAGCGTTTCCATCTGCTCTTCCTCGGTGGGCGGGGTGGGCACTTCGCCGTACTCGTATACGGTGTACTTCTCGTTTTCGAGGGAGATGCCCCAGTACGTCTCGCCCGGCTGTGCGGTCTCGTTGTGCTCGTTCACCGCCGCTTCCACCGCAGCATAGTTGTCGTTCTTCTCTTCGTCCAATACGGGCACTTCGTAGCCCGGCGCGATCGTCTTCTCGTCCATGTCATCCTCCATTTTGAACTTATTCGTAGACAAACAGAACTTTATTGGTCGTCAAGCTAGAGTTCGCACCGGGGTCGCTTGATTGTGCACCAAAGGTAAAACCGTTCGCGTTGCCTGCGCCATTAGCGTACTTCACGTTCAACTCGCTTTTCAGGATGTAGTCCAAATTGTCGTTTGACCAGACTGGAATCCACGTATCACTTGTATTGTGATTCCTTCGTGCCGCCACTTTGATCATACTTCCAAATGCACCTTGGTTACAGTACGCTAGATTCGACGAAGTTCCGCTGTATGCGCCATTCCAATAGGCCATAAAACCCATATCCGGCACATACTGCTGGTCGGTTGCAGCATCTTTCCAGCCACTTGGTCCTACACTCGTCAGCGTCCGAGTTGCTTTGAACGCAGCGCTTCCAAGTTTCGCTTTAATCCAGTTCCAGAGAGCGCTCAGTGGCTTGCGGCAATAACTCACAGCAGACTCGTTTTCGCCATTAACATGCTGTCCAACAAAGTAATCTGAATCTTTAGGGATATTGTTTTCTACATCTAAGGCTTCAATAAGCTTATTGATGTCTAGCGCGTCCCCAACAGCCTTTGCATCTGCTGGAGCGTTTTCTTTACTTAAGGTCTTATCTGTTCCAGCTCTTGAGCCAGCCAGTTCTGCGGCGTCCTCTGCAGCTTTCTGCGCTTTTTGAGCTTGTTCGCGGGATGTGTTGGCATCAATCCGACTTTTCTCGGCAGCTTCTTTGCTGGCGAGAGCGCTGTCTGTGTAGCCTTTGATAAGCTTTGTTGCGTCGTTGACGGCGTTTCCTGCGGCAGCTTCCGCTTTCTTACGGTCTTCCTCCGACTTCTTTGCGGCAGTTTCCGCCTGTATACGCGCAACATCCGCGCCCGCAACGTCACTTAAAGTATTCAGCGTCTCCGCGTTCATCGGAGTGCCTTCAACCTCAGGTTCATCATTGCGAACCAACGTGACAACTTCCGATGTGCCGTCAGATTTTTTCATTGTCCATCGGCCTGGGTACTTTGCCTTGCGGTCAACAAATACCATAGTAAGGTTCACCTCCACAGATTGGCTCGTCGCAGTAAAGCAAATGATCGTTTGCGATTCGCTCTATCTTGGCCAAAATTTCTTCGATTTCATTCATGGTCTTGTATGCCAACTTATCCATGCTGGTTGGAGTGCTTGGCAGACCACCGGGGCCGCTGCACTTGGCCCGAATGTTGGATACGTTCGATAGCCAGCGATTTGCGTCGCTTGTGGTCATGTATCCTTCCACCGTCCAGTTCGTTTTGATAGAAACAGACGCGCCAAGTGTAGCGGCAAGCTCGGACACACCACTTTCGATGCGGTTGTAGTCCATGTAGCTCAACGCACCTTTCATGCCAGCTGCCCATTCTATCCGCTCTTCTTCCGTCCACGTTCCAACGTTGGCTTTATCGTGCAGTTCGTTCACGCGGTCAACGTCTGCCTGCGTTCGGTCTGTAATCCATATTGCCATAAAGCCTCCTTGTTAAGAAAGAACGTTTCCATTAACATCAACTTCCAATGTGGCAGGAAGAGTAAATGCCGGAAGAACAGGATACTTTTTTGTGACATCAGAAATTGCCGTATATGTATAATAGCTATTATTAGACTTGGACGGAGAAACAACAGCAGAATTGTTATACTTGAAAGATTCCGGATAAGCGAATGGCGTTGCATCAAAACATCTTGAGCGAGTCCATGCATAATTAGAACTTCCGATAATGTTGAAAAGCATTTCACTGCAATTCGGCAAAGCCGTGCCCTCCTTAGTAATGCCAGAAACGTTAGATATCATGCCAAGTTCTGTTGCAGACAAGAGGAAAACTTTGCGAGATATCCAAGCGACCTCAGAGCCATCAGTCGTATGAGAATTGTCGTCATCGTCTTTATAAGTTTGAGGGCCAGGAGAAACTCGGATGTTTGTATTCTTGATTTTACTGGAAATACTAGAGTCGAGCGTTCTGAAATATTCGCCGTTCAACCACTTGTCAATAGTGCTACCGGAATATATATTGGTAAAATAAATATAGGAGGCGCTTTCGGTGTTCCACACATGCGAAAGTACAGTCTTAGAAGAACGAGCGAGCAAAGAAAGGCCTTTTCCGTTTCCGGGGAATGTTGTTATCAAACCAAGCTTAGAAGAATCTTTTTCGTAATCATGCTTTGCAAGAACAAATGCGGTTCTTTGATTGTTTTCTTTGATATAAAGTGTTGTTCCGATGGGAAGAGAGCCAATTGTAGCAGGGCTTGCAACGACAGAACAGGTTGATTTTTCCTCAGCAGCGGTAACGGTAATTGTTGCGCTACCTTTTTTGAGCCAGGTCACGCGACAGGTCGAAGAACCGTTGCTCTTGGCTACGATATCCAGCCGAACAACGTCAGAAGGAGACGCAGACCAGTTGATTTCAGGAGCCCCGTAGTTATTAGGTACAAACGTTGCGGTGATATCCTGCGGAGCGCCCCAACGAACGCCAAGAGCGCGTGTGCTCAAGTACAAAGAAGGAGAGTTGTTGACGACCGGGATTGACGAGCTGACAGAGCCAACGTATGCCGAAACGGTAGCATTTCCCTTGCGATTGTACTTGACCTCACAGGTGGATTTGCCGGATTCGTTTGTAAGAACGCGAAGCGTGACGATTCCTTCCGGCGAAGCGCGCCAGCTGACAGTAGGCAAGTCGGGGTCATAAGGCAGAAGTTCTGCGGTCAACACCTTTGGCTCATTGTAAATCAACGACAGAGAAGACGAGGACAAAGACACGGACGAAACGTCTGCCAGGACATAGCCGGAAATCGTGCCTTTGAAACAGCCCGTATACTGGTATTTGCTTTCCGTTACGAAGACGCTGGATGCGTAGCCAAAGTTGTGATTGAATTTTACGTGGTCAAATGCATCGATGTGCGGGCTGGCGCGATACTCAAGTTCGACCTTTTTGCGGTTTGCTAGCATAGCATAAGCTTCAGTGATGGAGTTTTTGCTCTTGACAAGCATTGCTTCGGTCAGCAGCTCGTTGCTGACGGTCTGGGTGACGCCTTCCGCGTTAGAGCCTTCCGGGTACAGATGCTCTTTGCCATTAACGTTGCAAGACACATTCTTGACGCGGGACGCAAAAGAGATTTCAGGCCACTGGAAGTTATTGATAACTGGAATCTCGTATACTTCAGTTCCCTCTTCTGCGGTCAAGTTGACTCGCTCGATACGAATGTGACCATCTCGCGTCTGGTACAAAGCCATACCCGCTGCGTTTGCGGCCAATTGCAGGATGTCTGAGTTCTTGTACGAAGTTTTTTCGGAAGAAATATCGGTGCTGTATTCTTTTAGCTCTTCGGAAATGTAGAACGAAGGAACATTAGAGGGCAACGTCTCCAGTGCGTCGTAGCACATCTGATAAAGCGTGCCCGTCTTTCGACCCGTGTAGTTTGAGGTCATCATGAACTCAAGGGCATCACGAGCCGTGAAAGACGCTTCCAGGCCATTAGAAGGGACGCTCCATTCCGAAAGATAGAATTTTCCGCCATTAATCCATTGCGTTTCTCCATCCACATCCATGCCATAACGGACGTCCACTTCCTGCCGTTCATACAGATATCGAAACATGCCGCGAGGGTTGATAGCATCCCACGTTTTTTGGCTGTTGTCCAAAGAGAATTCGATGCTGTCTTTAGGAAGCTGCGCCGAGATCGGGTCTCGGCTGGATGTGTGCGTGTACGAAACAAGGTCTTTTTTGCTATATACCTTGTGAAGGCCGACCATGATCCATTCAATGCGAGCACGACGATTTGGAATGCTCCATTCCAGAATGTCAATGGCAATGGAGTCGTAACCGTAAATTTCCCATTCGGTCTCAGAATAAACACTTCTGTTGTTCGATACAGTGATGGTACTCACAACGGCGGTTCCCTTATAAGCCGTGAGCTTGAATTTAGCTGCCCATTCGTTCATCATGGACGACCAAACGACCGTCAAGCCAGGAACGGCGCGTGTGTGCACGCTGCCGAACGAAAGAATAATGCGCGGGTGGCTGGAATCGCTCACGAGCGTCTGACTGATAAAACCGGCATCTGCGTAGGGGACAGAATCCGGCAACAATCTGAAACTGCCGTCCAGAACGTGCAGATTTGTTTCCCCTGTTGCATATTTCGTCAATACACGGTCAAGTTCCTTCGTGGTATTTTCGATATTACCAAAAGGAACCTGTGCAGTTGCGCTTGCGGTGGCATCCTCTTGAACGCCTGGTTCGGTGCTATTGTAAGAAATCTCAACAAACTCTTCCGGCACAAGAGTATCGTTGAACTTATCAAGCCATGCTTGAGATGGATGTTCCATACATCAAACCTCCACAAGCGCAAGTGCGCAATTAGTCCAGCCCATTATCTTGCCGGTTTTAGGCCCTCTACGCCACATACCAGCCGTTCGATCAGAAACATACATCTGCCGCGTCTCGTATGCGTTCGTGGCCTGGTTCAAAAATCGAACGGAGCAATAAAACTTGGTAGTGAAGGGGCCAATGGCAGCGGCCCATTGTTCGGCGGTAAGGTAGTTCCATTTCACGGAAACTTTCGCCACGTCATGCCGAACAACGGAGCCGACCACCTTACCCTGCACATTACGGCCAGAGTCAACGATCGTGCTGGTCGTCGCTTCATAAGAAGACGGCTCCGGCATTTCTCTGCCGTCAATCGTAATGAGCGCCGGAATTGCCAAAGTGAGCCACCTCCTTAATAACTGTATGCTTCGTTGCCCATGATGGTGCGTCCACGGTCACTCTGCGTCTTTTCGACTGCGGCAGTGACCTGCTTGCCATCAATAAACAGCTTGATGATATTGTTCTTATCTTCTTTGCCGTAGCGCTGCTTATAATCTAACAGTGCGTTATAAGCGCCGTTGTACACAGCTTCTTTGATTTCCGATGCGCTGAGTTGCTGTGTTGCGCTTGCAGTGTAGCTGCTCTGGACACCACTGTTAGCATCGTTGTACTGAGAGGTGCCAGGAACGTTGCTATAGTCAATCTGGCTCAAGTCGGATTCATCGTAGCCAGTAGAGCCATAGGAGCTACTGGAAGAGCTCTTTTTGCCGCCCATTCCACCAACGATGCTGGCAATGGAAACAGCCAGGACAGCCGCAGCACCAAGAGCAACCAGTCCAGCGGGAATGCCGAAAATGGTAGCAGACAAAGCCGCGCCAATGGCGTGAAGCATCGCCACAAACGATGCGCCGATGGTAGAAATCAGAGTGCCCATAGACGCATAGATGGTCGGGAAAGCACTTGCGAGCCCGCCAGAAAGAGCCGCGCTAATTGCCGTAGCGACAGATTTCAACGGCCCTCTCACAGCCTGGAACGTTGAGCTGAGGGAACCGCCAAGCTGTTTGGTTTTCTGCAAAATCTCGCCGAATTTCGAGGTAATGCCGTTCAGAAGCTCGCCGCCAATCTGATACGCCTGTGCGGACAACGTAGACAACGCATTGGTCAGTTGCGTACTCAAGTCGGTAATCATGCTGGTTGCGATAGTCTTGATTTGAGTACGTTGCTCTTCGCCCATTGCGTGCCACAACACGGCAGCAATCGTCGTACCGATGGTCTTCACATCACCACTCTGAGCGGCTTCCCAAAGGTTCTGAATGGTGCCAAAAAAATCATTCTGCAAATTGGTATCGAGCTGCTGCCAAGTGCTAGTGAGAGTCTGGTCAAGGTTATTCACAAAGCCAATACCAGTCTGCTTGCCCTGTTCGATGAACTGGTTTCCAGCATTGGTCACGCCATTGATAAGACCTTGCATGGCCTCGTCAACATAGCCTTGAGCGGCGGTGATACCGTTTGCAAGGCCCTGGTCGACATAAACACCGATTTGCTCGAACCACTTAGACGGGGAGTGGATATCAAGCTCATCTTGAGCAGTTTTCTTAATTCCATCCGTGAGCTGTTTAGCCGCGTCGTTTGAAACATTGGTGTTTCCTGTAATGCCCTTCGTGATGCCATCAATAATGTTTTTGCCAACGCTTAACGGGTTAAACTTAGAAACTTTATCAATCAGTTTTCCGAACCACGTTACAGCGTCTTTGATTCCATTGATTACATCAGCAATCAAGAGAACAAATTTTTCCGCAAAGTTTCCATTGGCGGCTATGGCAAGGCGATCTGATTCGTCTACGCCTTTAATAATCCATCCAATGAACACGCCCATGTCGTGGATAACTTGTGCAAGAGACGCAATTGCACCTTCAAGAAAATTTCCATTCATCTGGATGTCGAGCATTTCCGTTTCAGAAACGCCATTTTTAATCCATCCGATAAGAATCGCAAAATCATTGATAAGATTTCCGAGAGCAGTTATGATGTCTGCTACTGTTTCGGCCGCAATCGTGCCGAAATTTACGAAAGCATCGTGCCAATCAGATTTCAGCCGAAATGCTTCTGCTTCGCTTTCACTACCAAGACCACGCACGGCGACAGAGATAGCCTCGAAGCCAAGAACTGCAAGGCCAGCAACGGGATGCCCGCTAATAGTCAAACCGATTCCGATAAGCGTCATGACCAAATCGCCCAAATCGAGGTCAAGGTCTTTGACGACTTTTTGAATTGTCTCGAATGCAGTAGAGATTTTCCCCTGCCATTCCTCAGGGATCAAATTCCAAATCGCTTGACTGAGATTAGAAAGAGCTTCTTTTAGCCATTTGATAGACTCGCCAAGTTTCCCATCAGTCAAAGAGATGTTCCAGCCTTGCGTAAATCCAAGACCCGCAAGGTAAATCAAGTCCTTGATACGGGTCAAACCTTGCCGGAATTTTTCGCTGTTTTGATAAAGCTGAACAAATCGACCAACGATAAGGGCGACCGTCCCGGCTACTAGAAGTAGCTCTGGATTAAGACCACCAACGATTTTCCCGAGCTTGTATGCCCAATCATGAGTGTCTTTCAACGCAGTAAGAAGTGCATTCCCGATAGCCCATGCGGCAAAACCGGCGCCGATAGCAGCAACAATAGGAGCAAGTTTGCGTAGCTTTTCCTTGATTTCATCCACAGCGTTCCCAACATAGTTCTTGAACATATCGTAGCCGGACAGGTCTACATCGCCCAAGATGTTGCCAGCAGATGCACCGCCGCCAGAGCCAGAGCTTCCCTGTGTGGGGTCAATGATGTTCAGTTCATCAAAACCCATCGTGTAGTCCTTGAGGGCTTTGGCAGCTTTTTTTGTCGAATCGGCTGTGTCATCCATTGCGTCACCGATACCGCCAACGCTATCAGCGCTCTTGGTGAAATCAGTAAACACGACCTTCACCCCCATCAGCTTTGCCACCCATTCAACAAACTCTCGAATGAGCTGTACGGCGGCAATCAGCGGGGGGAGAATGGATTTCAGGGCAGGGTAGAGCAGAGAGCCAACAGACTTTGCCAACATATCCAACTGCGCTTTCAGAATCTTAATCTGGTTTGCAGGGCTCTGGATAGTCTGTGCAAGGTTGCCCTGCACGTTGGCAGTCTGCTTCATAATGGCAATGTAACGCAGAACCGCCTTATCCGCCTGAGACAGGCTGGAAACCTGTTTGTTAAAGCCCAAAGCAAGAAGCTCCTGCTGTAACCGTGCCTGAGTCAGGTCAATGCCCAAACGGCGAATAGGCTCAATCTCGCCAGAGATTGCGGAAGACATTGCAGTAAAGGTCTCTGCAACGTCCTTATTCCAATAGGAGCCTTCGTCATAGGCAAGCTGGGTCAGGTTCTTGGACAGAACGTATGCCTTGTCGCTGGTCAGACCAAACGAAGTACCTAAACTCTGGATGGTGGCCATGTAGGTCATCGCTTTGGTCGGATCAACGCCAAGCAAGCCCTGCATCTTGCTAATGAGCGTATCGGCTTCACCGCTCAAATTGCCCATAGCATTATGAAACAGGTCTGTTGCTTCGTAAAAGTCATTGAACTTCGCAACAGCGTTGCCAAGATACTCAGCGATAGCTTTCAGCGAGACCAGCTTTGCCATGTTCCGCATAAAGCCGTTCATCTGATTGGACAAGCTGAGATAGCTCTTACGCTGCTTTTCGTTGGCAGCGGTCACACGGTTAGCCTGTGTCACAACCTTGCTCAACTGCGGAGGGAGCTTTGCAAAAGCGTTGCCCACCTTGTCAAGCTGAGACGCAAGGGGAGCAAGGGCAGTAGAAATCTTCTGGCAAGAGCTTGCAAAAGAATCAAGGTCAGTGGCTTTCAGCTTGTCGGTCAGGTCAGGAACCTTTCCGATCGCATTGAAAGCGCTGCCAAGAGCTTTAAGGTTCGATGCGTCCAGAATGGACAGTGGAGCCAAAGCGTTAGTGAGCTGAGTAATGCTTCCAGACATGGAGTAAAAGTCCACGCCGTTCAAGCCAGACACAGCCGCAGGAATCTTCTTGATTGCATTCACGACCGTGTTGATGCTTTTTGCGCTTGCGGTCGGGTTTACGTTGGAAAGTCCATTTAGAAAGCTGGTAATTTTGTCCAGACCAGACATTCCAGAGGATGCCTGTTTCAGCGTTGCAATGGAACCAGCCAGCTTATCAAGGCTGTTGACAACCTTTGTCACGTTGCCCTTTGTCCGCAAATTAGAAATGGCGGTAGCGAGCTTGTCGATATTAAGCTCTGCCCCCTGCGATTCCGCAGAAATCTCTACGGATAAGCTTGTAATATCAACATCAGCCATCACTACCACCATCACTTTCCATCATAGAGAACATCATTCTCTTGATTCGCTCCTGCGCCTCAACTGCGCGTTGGTATTCATACTCGTCTTTCTCCTTTTGGGTAAGGGGAATCGGCCTATCCATGTACTTGATGGGGCTAGACCCTTTCTTTCGGAACATATTGCCAACCGTAGAGGAAAGCGCAGATGCCATGTAAAAGCCGTTTCTCCACGCTTCTGCGTTGGCTCTGCGTTCCCGCAGTTCCTCTGCGTCACGATAGACCTTTGCCAGCCAGACATCGCCGTACCAGAACTGGTCGTAGGTCATGCCGATGGAAATGTAATAGACTTCTACATCGTGGAACAGCTTGGAGAAGGAGAATGGTTCTCCCTCTCCGTCTGTTTCTTGAGATTGTGCGGTTACACAATCTCCCACGTTGCGTTTTTTGCGGTCTTGTCCTCAGTGTCAGTTGCCAGCAGGGACTTAGAAGCGTCCATAAACATCTCAAGCAGAACGCCCATCAGGTCTTCCTTATCCTCGATGTGCTGGAACATCTCGTCAACGACCTTGCGCTTGATACCCTTGTTCCGTGCAATAAAAGCACCGTAGAACAGGGCACGGGAATTGGACAGCAGATTGGTCATCTGAGTGTACTGGCCAATCTGAAAACCTGCACGCTCGGTGGCTTCCACGCTGTCACGGGTGAAGGTCAGCTCGTAAGTGTTCTTGCCATCGGGGGAATGAAAGTTGATAACCTTAGCAGCCATAATAAATGCTCTCCTTTATAAATAGGGGCAGAACCAAATCCGTTGTTCAGTTCTGCCCGGTTTGATTGATTCGATTTTTGCGGTTTAGACGCCAGTGACAGTCAGGGTCTCGCTGAACTCAGGCTTCTTGGTGAAGATACAGTTGATGGTCATTTCCACAACCTCGTCCACGCCAAAGCCGGACAAGCCAACCTGATGCATACCCTGCCAAGAGAAGCCGGAGCCGTCCTGCATCTTCAGGGCGTAATACTTCACGGTGTTACTCTCGGAAGTCTCATCGTAGCCAGCTTCCTTGACCTTCTTGTAGTCAGTCTTGTTGTAGTTGGCAGTAAAGGACTTGGTGTCACTCTGGATAATGCCGAAGATGTTGACCTGCATAGGGTCAGACAGGGTGGTGGCATCCAGCAGGTTAGGCTCGGAGATCAGGTCGGGTACATCCTTAATGTCGCACAGCTTCGTCAGAGCGGTTGCGCTGTCGCCACAGTAAAGGGTGGTATTCAGACCGGAGATAGCAGTACTCATAGAATGTTTACCTCCTTAGTTTCGGTAAATCATTCCGTCCTCTCCGATTGTTGCCCCGTAGCTGCAATCAATCCGATAGACGGAATTGTTGTACAGCCCATTCAACGGGGCAAACGACTTGCGATAAAATTTAAGCGGTTCAAGAACAGAATCCACGATGCCAACAATGGAGCGTGCTTCTGCAATGCGTCCGGTGTTCTTGTTAGAATAGACCCGCACACGCAGGGAAACGGCAGCGTACTTGCTGTGACCAGCAGAATCAATGTGTACAGGAAGATTGCTGTTTTCCTCTATCTGCACACACGGAAACTTCTTAACGTTGCTGTCATTGATTTCACCGGTGACGAAGATGCCGGGTACTTGCTTTCGCAGTTCCTTAGCAACAGCCGTGAAGATGGAATTGAAATAATCAATCAACTACTCCAAACCTCCCTCCACGTTGCTTCGACTTGAGAAGCCATTTCCTCAACAGCTCCCCACATAGCCATAGCCGGTTCATTGCCATCGGTGTAATTCAGCTGGCCTTTGCCGTCCACCTGTTTAACAGGAGTACCGGCATTACCAGATTCTCCGTAGTAGTACCATCTGCGATTTGCGCCTTGCCCTTTTCCGTATGAGCCGTGTGCGCCAACACCGGGCGGTAGCTCACCGCCATATCCGTTGTGATGTGCGCCAGTGCCAAACTCGATAAAGGCAACTGCCTTGCCCTCTGCAATGATGGTGCAGGTGTTTCCGTTCTGCTCAACATGGCAAGAAACATCGTTGTTACCGGCATATTCTGCATTGGCAAAACGAATTTTCGCGACATCAAGCCCTTTGTCGGCCAACGCCTTTGCAAACTCCTGCGCTTTTTTGTTCAGGGTGGTCTTGTACTCCTGTATCTGACGTTCCGCATCACGAAGTCCGGTATCGCTCAACCTCACTTTAATTTTCACTTGTAGCCACCTCTTTCAGAGCATACAGCGTATCCGTGATATGCTCTGCGACCTTGACCACAGTGTAATTGAAGGGCTTTGAAATGTCCGTCTGAAACCAGACGTGTGTGCCTTCATAAAGCGGTGTGTTGCGCTTTTTGCTGGACGAACTGACAACGTAGCTGTAATCCGTAAACGCTCCAAAAGGGTTTGCTTCCGCAGAACCAGTAGGAGGGCTGACGTTCAGCAGAAGTTTTGCGGGTTCGCTCCACGATTCGTATGCGGATTCTCCAGTCTCGTTTCCCCACTCGTCCACAACAGGCGTTTTCTCGCCGACCGGGTTTGAGTACCACAGTGGGCGTTTATCCAGCGGGCTTCCATTGAACATCAGCCGATAACACCTACTCTCGGAACCACTTCATTCAGCAGGGACTGCGCCACATCAGAGCTTTCCCACACTCGAGTAATGCCGTTGTTGGTGTAGCTCGTCTGTCCGTTTGCGCCGATGTGGTTGTACAGTTCCGCTGCAATGCGTATCTGCAACGACTGATACTGCAAGGGCAGCTCATTCGGTCTGTTCCCGAACGGATATCCCTGTGCAAATATCTTGTCTTTGGCGAAATCAAGCAGCAGGTCGAAGAGTGGGTAGTCCTCGTCCGTGATCTCACGATCAAGTGCCGGGGCGATATACTGCCCCAGCTTGACTGCCGCTTCAGAATACTGGTCTCCCATGCCGCTTTCCTCCTTTCGCCTTAGTAAGCCTTGATGCAGTACACAGCGTCCATGCGTTCAAAGGACGGCAGAACGATTTCAGAAGCATAGACGTTGGCGTTGACCGGGTGAATAGTCAGCTCGGTGGTAATGGCAACGCCTGTGTTCACGATAGACACGGATGCGCCGGACTGACCAGACAGCAGGTCGGCTTCCTCAGGAGTAGTGCCGTACCAAGTGCTGCCCAGAGCACCGGAAGGAGCAACCACCACCATGCCGTCAGGCAGATACTTCTCACTTGCGCTGTACTGGTCTGCCTTGAACATCTTGTCGTACAGATGGATGGTCAGGCCGGTTGCAGACTCGATAATCTGCCGTGCTTCGGCATCCAGCAGAACGGCGTTTGCCTTTGCGGTGACGGTCATGAACCGATTCTTCACCTCGTCCGCAGCAATCATGTTGCGGAAGGTAGCGGTGTTCATGTACACCTCAGTCACGACCTCGCCAACGCTTGCCAGAACAGCGTCCTTTGCGGCGTTCAGGTCAGCAATAGGAGTGGCGGTGGTGACGTTCCACTTGGACTTTGCGACAGAGACTTCCTTGTAGTTGGTGGACTTCCAAGTGCCGTCCGGGTCGTAGTTGTAGGTGTAGTTCACACCGTTTGCCTTGATGGTGATGCCAGGAACGCCATTGGTGGGAGCCAGAAGCTGCCAGATCATGCGCTCAGGAACGATACGAGCGCCAGTGATAAGCTGTGCGGTGTCATCGTACAGACGGTTCATCACGTCACGAGCATAGGGGTCGTTGCTGTCCAGAACACGCAGGATTTCCTGACGATCTTTCTCGCCCAGATGGTAGCCCTCACGGAAGAACGGCATCTCGGTCTCATCGAACTTGAAGCCCTCACGGGTGCGGAACGTAGCCTTTGCGTCAAATGCGCTGGGCATCAGGGACACGCCAACGCCCTTGTGACCACGCAGCCACTTCAGGTCAAGACCGGCCTTCTTCTTTGCGGGGAACAGCGCGTCAGATGCAAAGGGCATCGCATTGGTAGGGTCGTTCGTCCAATAGGCGGCAATCGCAGCCGGGGCAAAGACTTCCTTAAGATTCAGTGCCATGTTGTTTTACCTCCTATTAAGCATTCACGCTGATGTTGTCACGGCAGAAGATGCCGGGGACGGCGGTCTTGAGTGCCTTGATTGCGTCAGCGTCAAAGGTGAAGCCGGAACTTGCAGTTGCTTTCTTGGTGTCGATAACGCCACGAATCAGCAGAGAAGCATTGGGGTTCTCGTTCGGGTCAACGTCATACAGCAGGATACCGTCAGCGTTGATGGTCTTTGCACTGGTGTCGCCAGACACAGCAGCCTTCTTGCCAGCCAGCGTCATGGGATAGCCAGCCTTAACCGCAGCAGTTTCGGTCACGGTAAATGGGATGGCGGTGTAGTCATTGGAAGCAAGGATGGTATCGTTGATTCCGTTGACCGTGTTTCGGGTAAACTTCATGTTTTCCTCCTTGTTAATGGAAAGCACTCATTGCGTCACTCGATGCCTTAGAGGTATTTGCGTTCTGCTGTGCAAGGCTCTTAGCAAACGCCACGCCCTCACTGTCAGAACTGCCCTTGCCATCCGCACCCGGAGGTGTGGGCATATCCTTCAACAGAGAAGCCTTGTATGCGGTGTCGTGGGCGGTCATAAACTCCGACTGGAACTTAAACACCTTGTCCATGTCACCGTCAGCCAGCGCAGACGCAGCCTTGCCAGCCAGTTCAGCGTCATAACCCTGTGCAACGAACTTCTCACGGTAGGATGCAAGGGTCTTTTCCTTGACAAGATTCTCCTTGTCGGCAGTCAAGGCTTCAATCTGCTTCTGCATCTCTGCCAGCTTGTCAGCCTGTTCCTGTGCGGCATTCTCGTCATCGGTACGCTTTGCCTTGAGCTGCTTTTTGTACTCAGCAGCTTCGCCATTGGCTTTCGTCACGGCGTTGCGTAGCTTCTCAACCTCTGCGCTAGGGTCTGCAACCTTTTCAAGCGCAGAAATGATTTCATCGGCGGTCATTCCCTCTTTGTAGGCATCACCAAGCAACACATTGAGTTTCATATCGTTAATTTCCTCCTGCGTTTTTTTACCGTTGCTTCCCTGCAACGCTGCGAAATTTGTATCCCGGCTTCCCTGCCGTGTTTATGGCAAAGGACTATTTGTCCTCTGTTTCTTTATTGGTATCGGTAGACTGTTTGCCTGCCATGTTCCCAGCATTTGCGTCAGTAACATCCTGTTTAGGCTGTTCCTTTGGCTTCGGTGCTTTACCATCCTTGCCCAGCTTGCCAGCGGCAATCAGGAATGGCTTGCTCATCTCATAAGCAGCCTGCGGGTCAGGGAACAGACCGGGCGTGGTGAACGCCAGCTGCGGGTCAATCGGCTGCTGAATCATCTGCGCAAAAATCTGAACTTTGCTCTGCTGGTTGTCGTACTGACGGCGTGGCAGTTTGATGTTGATGTCACTTGCCATCAACTTAGAACCAGCCGTGTCACGCAGGATTTTCAGCATTACAGACAGGCTCTGGCGCTCAGCGAATTTGAACATATTCTCGTACTGCTGTGCCCTTGCTTCGGTGTGATTCCAGCCGTTACGGACGATAACTGCGCCAACGTTGTCAGACGTTGCGTTCTCGCTGCCAGTGGCGCTGGGCATAGCAGTCAGACTGCGGTACACGTTCAGCATGGAATCAAGCAAGGTCTGGCTCTGCTGCTGGTCAAGCTCGTTGGCAATCTGCGAAACGGATGCGGGAAGGCCAGAAGTGGACTTCAGGCACATTGCGCCCAGTTCCTTGACCTTATTGAGTGCATCCTCGTCCACAAGGCAGTTGGTAAACACCATGATGGACTGGATGAACTGTGCCACACCGTCCAAACGGTTGCTTTCAAGATCGTTGATGGCATCCAACACAGGAATAGCCGGTTCAAACAGACCCATTCGCTCCGGGTTCAGCTTGTATTCGACCATCGGCAGCATTCCGAGAGAGTGATTCTCAGATTTTGTGACCTTGCCGTTGTCGATTTCAAAATACTGGTTCGGCGTATACACGCAAATCAGGTCGTTCAGGTCATTCTGATAATTGCGTGGGATGTGCAACACGTTGGCGATGGGCTTGTGCCCGATGCCGGAGTTGTAAATCACATACGCCATATCCGGGTCTGGAACGTCCACCAGCAGGGGCGTTTCATCCGGGTAGTTGCCGTTGTACCCCTTGTCAGGGAGAACAATGCGATATCCCTGCCCGCACTCCAACATCCACTGCCAGAGCCGCCGATCAAGCGCATCCTTGCCCTCATACTGCAAGGCGTTGGACAGGCGGGCGATTTCCTCACCGTCACCTGTTGCCGTTTCAGACCGCACATAAGAGCAAGGAGTGCCGCTCATGTAGCCGGTGTAGAAGCCCACGCACTCGTTGGCATGATTCTCTACAATACGGTTGGTGATTTCGGCGTGGTACTCCTTCGTGCGTTCGAGGACAGGCTGGCTACCCAAGTAGTAGTTGTGCAGAAAGCGAATCTCGTTCTTGTTCAGCAGATGAATAGGCTCTGCCTTGCCCATTACCACTTTCAGCACGTTCGCTCGATTGATTTCCGTCTCCGGCGTTTCAATCGGTCTACGCCCGGTTAGCGGCTCATTCAAAAAGCCATCAACAACTATCTGATACTCAGCCATGCGTTCCTCCTTTCTGGCAAAATAAAAAGCGCAGCAAGACAAACCTGTTAAGGTCTATCTCACTGCGCTTACAATTGCGCTTCAAAAGCTATTCAGTTTTTGAACTTTGGTACGGAGACCCATGTATCTTTTGGAAAATTGGAATCTCCAATTGTAATCCAATGGCAAAGAGGGCACAGAAGAGAGAACTTGCCTTCCACTTCACCAAGATAACGTCCGCAATCGCATGGATTTCCGTTTGCGTCCTTGCGGGGATGCTTGCATCTGACTTTTGCTTTCATCTGCGCTCCTTTCCAAATATTCCTGGAAACAGGCTGTTGAGCACAGGCCTGTTAGAAGCTGCTGGGAAACTGTTCGCACTTCCAGCCGTGCTATTCTCCGCCTAGAGAAACCATTGCAGCTGTTTCATTCTGCTGTCGGACAGATGTTGGGCTGCAATTTTGGTGCTGCATAATGGATTTGAACCAATGTATGTCCGGTTATGAGCCGGATGCTCTAGCCATACTGAGCTAATGCAACATAGAAACCCGGCTTGATTCATCGTTGCTCTTTGAAATGGTAAAATGTCCAAAAACCCATTTCATCGAGAGCCGGGAATAACGATTGGAGGTTATAAAAGGAAAATTTCCATGAAAACAAAAGTGAATCGTTGTGCTGCGTGACGGATTTGAACCGCCTTATTCTGGAAGTCAAGATTTCAAGGGCTAACCAGACCCATCCAACACGGGACGCAACCTATTATCCCAGCAACGGGAAAGAGCGTGGAAGCCATTGCTGGGCAGAAAGGAGAACGCCTGCAAAGCATTCAGCTCGGAGCCGTAAAGCGTGTAGCAGGCATCATGCCGGAGTAGCCAACTCCTTACATGCATTATACCAAAAACAACGATATAAAGTCAATAAATTAAATTATACGTTACCACTTTTTTCAAAATGGCCTTTTTATAGGTTCAATTTTGCTGATTCCATTGTAAAGCTCATCAGCAAGCTGTGCCAGACTATCTGGTGCATCATCGTGCGGAACTTTGCCAAGCTGCGTGAACATCGTAACCTGTTCCATGAACGCCTTATACTCTTTCGACTGGTGTTTTTCGTCAAGGAAATAGAACCGTTTAATGTCCGGCGCATACTGGATGATTCTTGACAGCTTGCTTTGACCGCTTGGCGCACGCTGGCTGCGGACAGAGCAGTGATAGCCCTGCTGCCGAAGCTGGCTGTCCACCACGTCACAGTATTCGTCACCGCCGTTGTTGGCTTCGCCACGCACCACGTTGATTTTATGCTGGATAATTTTGCCCACGACTTCTGGTCTTGTCACGGTCTTATCGCCATTATTGAACACAAGGTCTGGGATGAACACAGCATCTCCGTACACATAAGCGATAGGACAGGCGGTAAAGTCACCGCCGCCCCATGCAATATCCATGACCATGAGCTTGCGATCGGGCTCTCCGTCAGGCAGAACGCCGTTGAAATACCGCAGTTCATCGGCAGGGAACAGCAGACCTTCACGCTCAACAGGCTGGTTCATGTACAGTGCTTTCCAGCTCATTTCATCCATGACTTCGCGTTGCTTGCGGAGCGTTTCTGTACTATATCCTACACCATAGTCATAATCGAAATTGGATTCGTCTTTTTCGTTCATTGCTGGCATAACAATGAATCTATCCCTGTCGGAATCGCCGTAGTTTTGCTCTAATCGTCCGATAACATCATGGACAGACCAGCGTGTAGCAATATGCAGTTCCTTGCACTTGTTGCCGATTTTACGCTGTCTAAGGTCGGTAGTGTACGTTTCCCATAGTTTATCAAGGCGGGGTTTAGAAAGCGCAACCTCAATGCCAGACACAAGGTCATCGCAGTAAAGAAGCGTAGTTGCACGGTAAAGGCCAGCGTTTCCTTTTCCAACAGAGGTAAATTCCAGTGTTTCAAAACGTTTTCTTTTTCCTAAATCAATGCGACAGTCTAGTGCATTCGTGTCGCTCACTGTCACGTCCGGGAAAACATCGTTCCACAGATATTCTCCGTCCTTGTCGAATATACGCAAGCACTCGTCATAAACGCCACGAACAAAGCTGTTCGAGTGAGAACCTGTAAGCATCGGTTCGTCAGGGTTTCTTCCGGCAAGCCATGTCAAATAGAAAATAGCTAGAGCCGTCTTGCCACAGCCGGGGGGCATCGAGATTGCCAGCAAGTCCAGTCTGTCATCTGCAAGGTCTTGCAGGGCGTTCGCAACGGTTCTTAACACCTTTCTTCGCGGCTGATAGAACTTCTTCTCCGGCGCACGGTTCCATTCAAGGTAGATGCAATAGCTGTCGAACACATCTTTCGCTTCAAACAGGTACGTCCGGCCGATAATGTCATAGACCTTCGCCACGTCCTCGCCTGTTTTCATCTTTCCCATCATGGCTGCACAGACAGAGCGCAGCTCACCAGAGTATTTGTAGGCATCGAACCGCTTGTCTTGCGGCAGGGCATCTCTCAGGTTCACTACCGCCTGAAACCAGTCCTCATAGACCTGTGCTTCAGTCGGATTTTGCTTTGCATACGCTTTGATGCTGTCAATAATGGCGATACACTGCTTTGGCTGCATAAAAAATAGGCACCCCCTACCTGAAAATGTAAAGAGTGCCTACAACTGCACAAAAATCAAATATTCGGTTTTTATAATGCTGCTTCGGAAAAATTATTTACTAAAATTCGTTTTAACGGATTAAATGTGCAGTTCATTTGACTTCTTCTGCAAGCTGGTTGAGCCTGCGTTTCAGCTCGTCCGCATCGTAGTACAAGGCGTCTGCGATGGCATTGAGGATATTAGGCTTGTCGGTGTAATCGCACAGCGTTTCAATGAGTTTCAAACTCTGTTCTGACAATTTTACGGGTTTCATGCTTTATTCCTTTCTCTGACTATATAAAGTAGGTTTTGGTTGTTCATCTCCTAGCATAAGATTATAGCGGAGATACTTTTCGATAATACTGTGTCTTTCTGCCAATGTGCCGTAAACAAAAACGAGAGCATCTTTAGCAGCATCGTATTCATTTGGGAAAATGACAATTTCCTCGTTTGCAAAGGTCACGGTGCAATTTTCCGAATGACAGGCTTCCAAAAACCTCTTGATTCCAAGGAATCCCCCAAAGTCAAGCATAGACCGCAGCGTTATGCTTCCGTTCTTAACAATCAGTTCTTCCCCCTGCATATTATCCAGCCTTTCTCTGTTCAGCAATTCGATACCATGTCTGGCGGGTCACGCCAAGCTGCTTGGCAGCATCCGTGACCGTGAGAATGCGCTTCTCCACCTGCTCATGGAGAACGTCAAAGAGGTTGCGGTCATACTCGGTGGGCTTGCGACCTTTATAAACGCCTTTCTGCTTTGCCACTTCGATGCCCTCTTGCTGTCGATCAAGCATATTCTGCCGCTCAAATTCGTTAATGGCTGCAATCATCGTCAGCATCAGTTTACCTGTGGGAGTGCCTGTATCTAGGTTCTCTTTATCACTGGCAAGGTGCACGCCGTTAGCTTGCAGCGTTTCAACCATTTCAAGCAAGTCTTTCGTGCTGCGGGCAAGGCGGCTGAAATCGTGGATAAACACGGTATCGCCCGGCTGAACCGATTTAAGCATCTTCTGCAACTCTGGTCTATCCATATTCTTGCCAGAGACCTTCTCGATAAACCAACGGTCAATGTTATGCCGCTTCAACGCTTCTACCTGTCGTGCTTCATTCTGTTCGACAGTAGATACACGAACATACGCTACGTTCATTCAGAATCACTTCCCTTTTCAATTACAGTACCTTCAACAAGGTATTTCCCAGCTCCAACGGTTCCAACATCAGGCTCAATAACAATACGATAATTCAACGCTTTCAAGAACCTAAACAAAGTAGAAAGTTTCATGTTATCATCTTGAAGTCTACGGTAAACAGCCTGATTAGAATTGTAATCAACGCTATCCGCCAACTGAACCATGCTTACACGCTGGTTCTTCATAATGTCTTTTACAATTTCGGATCCATTCGTTGATATCTTCACAGGCTTCTTCTTTTCCGCTTCATTTTTTCGCATTGTCATTTTCCTGTCCTCTCTTTCTGCTACAATTATAAACGCTTCCGTTCACATTGTCAAGAGCTTTTTCAATTTTACTATCACCAAGTCCAGATATTTCTGACGTCTCACTTATGTGACCGAATTATGTTTACAGAATGTATATATTTTATAAAAAGGACGATACTTCGTAATGTGAAAAATCTGTTTGTAAACTTATTTATTTACATTCCGGGAGTGAACCACTATCAAATATCACACATCTGTGACATAAATTCAGATATATCTGATGAAAATTATACAAATTGGGCTGTTGACAGCTATATACCAAGCGTCTATAATCTAAGACAGCAGAACACACGATGAATCAGCCAACAACGGTAGATTTATCCTTTGTGGCATAAAAAATAGGCCGTCAGCACAACCGACCAAAGTAGCACTGACGACCTATTCCACCACAAAACAGAAGCTGCGCAACCAAGGGCGCAGTCTCGGTTTCTGTTAGTTATTATAGCAGAAGCAGACAACTTCTGCAATAGAAAGGAGCAAAAAACATGAAATTCCCCACGACAACCGAAGAATTTCTGAAAACCCTCGCACACGGCAAAGATCCGACCAGCGAGGACAGGGAATACGCAGAAGCGCTGGGTAAGCTGTCCGAACTGAACTATCGGGCAGGGTACGAAGCGGGAGCATCCAAAAAGGATAGCTAAGTTTTGTGCAAAATGTAGAAAACGGGAAGATAGTACAGATAGCAGTACTACGGATAGTGTTTCATACCTTGACTTAGCACAAAACATAGTTATACTAATATCACCAACAATCGAAAGGGGGTGGGCTAATATGAGCAATCCTTATGCTGAGAGATACAATCGCACATTAACTATCAGCTTGACGGAACGCCAGTTCAATCACTTGCAAGACTACTGCATCAAGAACATGGTTTCCTTGTCTTCTGCGCTGCGAGAATCGTTCTTCTTGCTTCATCCGATGCTTAATGAAAAGAAATGATACGCTCGCTAAAGTTTGCCGACAGCAGCGAACGTATCATCAAAACCACTGGAACAAGCTGTTCCAGCCTTATTATAGCAGGAATTGGCTTGTTCCGCAAGAACCATAGGAGTTTTTATGGAACAAAAGGTTAAATATGCTATCAATCTCATCAGCGAAAACGGACAGGTTGTCGTGTCCAGCCGTGAAGTAGCAGAACATTTCGGTAAAGAGCACAAAACGGTTTTGCGTTCAATCGAAGAACTGGCGGCACAAAATTGTGCCACCAAATCCATGTTCTACGAAACCACGTTTGAAAATCGTGGTAAACAGTACCCGATGTACCTCATGAACAGGGATGGATTCAGTTTACTTACGTTTGGCTTTACCGGCAAGGAAGCCCTTGAATGGAAACTCAAGTACATTGACGCTTTCAATCAGATGGAGCAGAAGCTTACCAACCCGGAACCGGAATCGACAGAGATGCTGTTGAGCCGCGCTCTGATCGCCGCTAACAGTGTTATCGACACGGAGCGTAAGAAAGTAAAGGCTTTGGAAGCGGAAAACGCCAAGATGAAGCCTGATTCCGACTACGCAAAGGCGATGCTGCTCTCTGATGAAAGCCTGACCACCACGCAGATTGCCATGAACTACGGCATGAGCGCACGAAAGCTGAACCAGATTCTTAGAGGGCTTGGCATCCAACATACTGTGAACAAACAGTGGATTCCTTACCAGAAGTATCTTGGCAACGGATACGTTGTCGGGCATCCGATCGAACTGCCGAACGGCAAGACGAAAGAGGTCACTCGCTGGACAAGAGCTGGTCAGAAGTTCATTTACAGCAAGCTCAAAGAAGCGGGCTATCTGCCTGTTGGCGAGCAGATTAGAATGGAGACGTGCTGATGGACTATTTGAAGGAAGTGTTTCGGCTACAAGCTGAAAACAAGGAACATCAGGAAAACTTGAAGAAGTGGTCTGAAGCTCTCGGTCTCGCTCTGTCTATTCTGATTCCGGAAAAGGACAATCTTACAGACGAGGAAAAGAAAGAACGTGACAATATTTATTTTGCCGTTGAATCATGCGTAAAAGGATTCTGTACTAGCAGCCATGCCATTGGCTACAATGATTGTATGCTTGAAATGGCAAAGCACGGAGCAGCACACGAACCGATTATTTATCCCGAACAGTAAATAACACATAAGAAAAGCCAGTGGTTAGAGAACATCTAGCCGCTGGCTTTTTGTGTTATGCGTTTATTCCTCTACGAGGTCTGCGTATTTAACATCAATGCGAGGGAGTTCATCGGTTGTGCTGGTTAATGCTCTGGTGATTTTTTCAAGCCCGGTGAACTCACCATAGACGGTGATAATATCATCTTCCAAAATCTTCACGGCATCTCCACCACGTTTGTCAAGCATATAATACTCGTCATCGGCATAGAAGCCATATCCGCTGTTGTCCGTGTAGGTTCTCCATGCTTTTTCACTGCCGGAGAAGTTTGCGTCAATAATCTGCGAGACCTTTACCTTGACAACAATCTTAGTTCCTTCATACTTTTCAGGATAACGGCACAGCTCCTTATAGTCCACAGTCTGACACTCTGCCTTGTAATCGTCCTCGCTGATCTCAGGCACAACAGATGCAACGGAAGAAGCGGTGGATGCACTTGCCTTAGTGGTGCTACTGCTTGCAGAGCCGTCAGAACTGCTGCTAGAGCCGCCAATGGCAGACAGAACAATCAATACGATAATAGCGATGAACCACCAACGCTTGTAAATTGGCGGTTTATTCTTACCGCCACAATGAGGGCAGACCTTTGTGCTTGCGGCAATTTCTGCGCCACAGTGCTTGCACGTTGTCATTTTACTTTTAGCCATTGTAGATTCCTCCCTTTCAAGGCTTGTAAGGCAAGTATAGCACATAACACAGACCCTTTGTAGGGGTCTTTTTGTTTTTTGGCGGGATTTTTAAGATTGACAATAGGGGGCGGGGTGATTTTGAGCAAAAAAGAGGGGGTGGGTATGGAGAAAACGCCTTTTTTGAATTTTTTCTACGCGAGGCGTCGACCACCCCACCCCCAGCTCGCCCCATATACCCCAGAGGTGGAGACCCAAGCCCCAGCGCACCCGGACAGACTGCACATCACAGGCAGCAGCGCAGACCGCGCCGGATAGATCGTAACGGCGGCGGGATGCTGGAGGGCTGGCAGTGTGTCCGATAGGGCACGCCCAAACAGACAGAAAAGAAATAAACTTTTCCGTTTATTTTTTTGTCCAAAAGCCTTGACAAAATGAACGGAAACGTTTATACTATAGACAGTGAACGGAAACGTTCATACACCACCACAAAACAGGAGGACAAAAACCATGAAAAAAAACATCGACTACACCGCACTCTCTGATACCATCCGCGCCGAACTCAACGCCCGCCACGATCGCAGCGCGTGGGATAAGGCCGTTACGCTGTATGCTCTCGACCTGCTGGACGATGTGCAGGAGGGTGCGGACAACATGGAGCGCTTGCCCCTTGACGGCGCAGAGCTTGAGCGGTGGGCGCTCAACGGCGCAAGCTGCTGGGAACAGTACAGTAACGGCGGTTGCTCCCTCTGCTATAACGCCGATATTGCCGCCCGCGTCTGCACCCCGTCCGAACTCAAGCGCACCGACGGCGGCATGAACAACCCCAACAGCCGGGAAACGTGGCTTGACGTGCAAGCCCGCGCACTGTATCAGGCTTGCAACCGTATCCGCACTATCTGCCGCACCAACGGCCTGTATTGCAAGGAGGCCTAAACCATGAAAGCAAAAAGAACCATGCGAGATATTAAATCCCAGTATCCGACCATTATCCAAGTGAGCTATTGCGATGCGCAGAACATGCTGTGCATTGACGACCCCGCCGCCTATACCGCCGGTGTATACGGATGGAACGCCGATATTTACCCGATCACCTCAGGCGTTGCAATCTGCACCGGATACCGTCCCTTTGGAAACATCAAGCCCGACCGCGAAACGGTCAGCCGTTACGAAAAGCGGGCGCGGGAAATGCGCCGAGATTTGTGGAACGCTGAGGAGCTGGCGGAGCGCCTGCACAGCTTGCAAATGGAATTTGTTCGGGAGGTGTGCAACTTATGAACAAGCTTGTTTTTGAAGTGAACAACGGCAGAAAATTGGAACTTGTGCAGCGGGAGGACAACGGAACGACCCTTATTTGTTCCCTCGATGCGCCGGACAATGAGGCATATATAAGCGCTGGCGACTTTGTTCAGCTGATTGACCTTTATCGCTACTGCAAACGGTACGACATCAAGAACGATTGGATTAACCCCAACGGCAAAAACACAGAGGTGTAAAAAATGATCACTCTTGACTTTACCCAGTGGGCCGCCCTCTGGTACGTGGGCGGCATGATCTCCGGCGCACTGGTTATGATCGCATTTCTCAACAGCTAATAAGGAGGGTAGAAAATGACAATCGATATTTACAGGCCGGAACTTGCCACAGAGTATCGCGGCAACATAAAAGCCGCCATCCGTGCCGGTGCCTATAGTGTATGGGACGCGGAACGCATTACAGGTGCTTTTAATTTTGGACACGGTACGCAGGCAGATTTTGAGCGGCACAAAAAAGCAAATTCTGCCTTGCATCTTTTTATGGAGGTATAAAAATGACGACATTCGAAGAAAAAGTAAACGCATACCGCGAAAACAAGCGGCTGATTGAAGAGCTTGAAGCAATGAATGATGCTGTAAAGGCCGAAATCATTGACCTGATGCACGGCGCGCCGGAAATGGTACAGGGCACTGCAAAGGCCGTGTATAAGGACGTGCAAAGCGTCCGACTGGATAGCAAGCTACTCAAGACGCTGCACCCGGATGTATACGCAGAGTGCAGCAGCAAAACCAGCTACAAGCGTTTTAGCGTGGTATGATGGGGGGTGCGACAAGTGATATTTTCCTGTATCCTGTTTTTCTTCTGGTTTTTCTCTGCGCTGTTTAAGGCGTCCAAGTAATGCAGATCGGATACTTTAGCGGGGCTGCACCGTAAAGCAACCCCGCTCCACTGCCCAAAAGGGCAAAATATTTCTTGCAAGTCCTGTTTTTAGGGCTTACAGTATGATATACTTGCGTTGAGGCGTACACATGAAAGGAGCGTACAAAATGAAAGTTATTAAAGGATTCTCCACATATTTTCGTAAAATGTCAGCCGATGAAGAAAAGATTTTTGCATACCTCAGTAACCTTGGAGAAAATACCGCTGTTAAAATCGGCGACGCTGTCTATTTTTATTTTGGTGATGATATCGGCCCACGTCCTTCCTCCCGCTTTGACAAATTCGACACTTTAGAAAGCTATCAAAAATTCAATTTTGCAGGCTACAAGAAAAAAATCTTCCAACCACCATCTATCATGTATCTTATGATGAGTGGTATAACCAGCTGACAAAATACGACGATGCCGAAATGAAAGCACTTTTTGACCAATACAAAATTTAACTCATGCGCACCAATCCACCCCGCCCACACTGGCGGGGCTTTTCTTTTTGCCTTGCACCTGCTGATGGTGCAGGGCTTTTCTTTTTACCCTACTACAATACAGCCCCATACAAGCGCTTGCAGCGCGTTTTGCGCCGTCAATGCAGTTATACCGCCCACGCCGCAAAACAGCGCACAGGGCTTTGCAGGCGTTTTTCCTGTTATTTGCCCAATTCTACCGCCACAAATACCAGATTGACACAAGTGGCTATAATACCACCTGTGCAACGCTGGGACGTATCACAGCGCCCGGACGGCCCCAGCGCATACCAGATACCACCAACGAGCCGAACGCTGTACAGGCCAGCACAACCGCCCTATTATAATAAGGTATATAATGGTGCAGGGGTGCGCCCTCGTTATAGATCCATGCCAGACGGCGCAACACATTGCAGACCATGCAAGCCCGGCGGGGCAGCTTGGCACCCTCCACCCGGCAGAACAGTCCAGCAGCAGGGGCGCGGCAGGCGGCGCGGAACTATTGGCGGCTCTCGCCGCATCTCTTTTCGGGCTTTCGCCCGATAGCTAATAGAGGTCAGCAATAGTCGTAGCGTTCCGGCTGGAATAGTCGTAATAGGTTCCGGAATAGTCGTAGCCAATAGTCGTAGTTTCTCCAATAAAATAGTCGTGGAATAGTCGTAAAGTCGTCAGATGACTAGCTTTTAAAATTCCTATATATCGTATATTAATGAGTAGTTCGCTGATAGTCGCAGAGTAATAGTCATAGCGTTTTCTTGCGATTCATCATCAAATAATCGTGTATTTTTTGTGTGAAATAGTTGTTTGCCTTTTAGGAAAAGAGAGGTGCGATAGTCGCTAAGTCATCCGACCACCCCCAAAATCACCTCTCGTTCCAATTTCGCATAATATATTCCTCCACTAGTTATACCTATTTCGTATAATAACGGCACTTATTATATTATACAGATATAGTTACTCCCGATAATCACGGATTATTTCGTATAATAACTCGTACCATCCGATTCTGTCCGTTCCTGCTCGATTTAATTCCCAGTAACACACTATGATATTTCAATCAATCCACAGCATTCTGCTAGGAATAGTCAATGCAACATTTATACATATCCAATCGACTACAAAATGAAGTCAATTCTCCATGTGGAATAGTCGCATACCATCCATCAATCCGAACCTCACGCCAGTTCTCGCCTACGGTTCGCTCTGCTGGCTAACGGTGTGGCTTTGGAGATAGAGGGTTGTAGGGGGAAAGAACCAGCTTGCAATTTCGCATAACCGTTATTTATTCACTTTTGAACTATCGTAGCACACCCGGCTCCGTCAACGCGCGCGCTCGCGCATATAACGCCCGCGGACGCGCTAAACACACGGAGAGGGAAAGGGGGAGCACGGAAGATGTTAGGGGGATTATAGAGGGTAATAGGGGTTGTAGGGGAAAGAGGGGGACAAAAGGGGGGAAGAGGAAACAAGGGGGAAAGGGGACAAAAATTTGAAAGCCATTTCCGAAAGTGATAGTCGAAGCGTTTTTTCGTTTCAATCAGTCCTGCGATTGGATAAATAGTCGTTGGCATCTTCCAATCTCGCTGCTATCATCGCCGGAAAGGCGTGTAAGAGCCTGTCTGACGCGTTTTTGTGATTAACCCGATAACTTTCACGTCTAACCTCGAAAAGCCGTTCTCCACGCTCCCACATCGTTCTAATCGCATGGCCTAGTTTGAGATATACCATCAGCATCAACGGAGAGCCGTCTACGAGCGTCTGTGGCGCGTTTTCGCGGTGAAGTCGATAAAGTTATCGTCTAACACCTAAAACGCCTTAAAACAGGCTTTCTCTCGGTGTTTAAACGAAACAAGAAAAAGCCATCCTGTCATAAGTTGACAGAACAGCTCTTGGCAGTTCGTTGTATTGCGCTCATTCTTCAACCAGAGTGATTTTCGGAAACTGGTCAACAGGTGTTCTCATAACCCGCTGAAATGTCTCCCAAAGCCCATCGTACGTCTTGAAGATGTTTGCATGGCGTCTTTCATCGCCCCGATGAGCCCCGATAAAAAGTCTTACGACAAAATCAGCTTCATTGCGTTGCATTCCAGCGGACATTAACAGTTTTTTGTATCGATTCTGCGTCATCTTTTCGTTCTCCTTTCAGTCCATCCAAGTGTACTCTTGGAACCGTTGAATCTGCTTGTTAAACGTGATGGGAAGGTCTCCTATCTCGCCTTCCTTGTTCTTGCTTAGCCGGAACAGGTACTTGTCGGGGTTATCGCCAGACAGAAGAATGATTGCATCAGCGTCCTGTTCGATCTGTCCGCTTTCTCGCAAGTCGGAGTTAGTAGGCGTTGCTCCGGGCTTGGATGGGTTTCGATTTAGCTGTGCCAGAGCTACCACGACAATGCCTGTGGTCTGTGCCAGCTCGTGTAAGGCAATGGATATGGCTGTAATGGCGGCATATCTGTCCTTTGCGCCTGTTTCGTGGATGAGTTGAAGATAGTCTACGAAGATGACTTGAGCCTTTTTACGGAGAGCCTGAGCCTTCATCCACGCCACGTTTTTTCCGGCAGCAGAGCGGATATATAAAGGCATCTTCATGTTCTTTGCCTGTCCGTCAATCTCATTCAAGCTGACAGCCTTATTTTTCACCGTGTCCAGAGGGCAGTATATTTGATTAGCCATCAGACGTGCGCCCAGCTTGCGTTTGCTGGTTTCTAAGCTGAAATAGTACACGGTGTAGTTCTGCTTTGCCATGCTTGCTGCTATTTGCAGGGACAGGGCTGTCTTGCCCGCAGACGGTCTGCCGCCGATGATGATAAAATCACCCGGGGAGATGTGCAGTGCTTCATCCAGACGTTCTAGGCCTGTCTTGATGTACACAGGCTTCTCGTCCATGTGAAGCACGTAGTCGTTCAGCACATCTTCGTATGTCCACGCATCTTCTTCCTCAGCTTTCAGGCTCATTGCTTCGCCCATCTGCTGGTAAATGTCTGATAGATCAGAATAGTCGGTAAGCTCGCTGGTCATCTGAAATGCCAGACCTTGCACACGAGTGAGTGCAGCTTGTTCTCTGATAAGCTGTGCCCAACGCTGCATCTGCTCCCTATCAATTCGTACACACTCTGATTCACAGGTTTGTACACACGCCAAGAGTGTCTGCGCTACGTCTGGATGCTGCGTGTTTATCTCGACTATATCTATCTTACCCCTAGCCGTCCAATAGCCCTGAACAGCCGCAAAAGCATCTCTTAGCTCAGGTCTGAACAAGTCAAGTTCAAGGTCTGGTATGATTTCATCCACAACGCCCGGCTTGCAGAGCATCAGCGCACCGATAAATACCGTTTGAACGTCCATTGTCATAGTCTAGGAAACTCCATCTCCGTACTTTGCTCGTACTGGTCATCCTGTTTCAATGCGTAAATGTCCTGCCATCCAGCATAGATGCTCTGGTCGAGAATGGCTTTCCAGTCATGCCGATCAAACTTTTCCAGCTTGTTGCAGAGCATCTGTTTTGCCCGGTCTGTCATAGGCTTTTTGATTCTTGTACGCATTTGTGCGAACTCTCGCAGGGATTCCAACAGGGCTTTATCGCCATGAGCAAAGTCGGAGAAGATGTCAGGTTTCTTCTTAACTGCGCTTTCCGGCAGGGTCTTGACGTTCGTCTGACTGTCAGTTGATACAATGGGTTCATCGTCATCTGACTTTGAACTTATAGATGAGCTGACTTTCATCTCATTTATGACATGAGGGTGAGCTGACTTTCGTGTAGACCATCCTTTTGACGCAATACCGCTTCTTTTAGATTCTTCATCGAGCAGATGTTTAATCAAAATGAAACAAGATTCTGCTTTTTTTGAGTTCAAAGTTTCGTCTTTTCCTTCAAAAACGTATGCACAGATTGCATCGTAAAGTTCCAGCTTCTCTTTACTTTTCAGTGTGGAGATGGCTTCAAAGTAGTATCGTTGGAACGTAAAGCTGTCTCGTTTTTTGTCCATACTCAGTCCTCTTTGTAGCGTTTGTTCCATGCTTCGATAGCATCCTCTGCCGTGTCAAACAGTGCGCCACCCATGCTTTGATTGTCTCCATCGGTGCAAAGGATACAGTTGCCCCATCCTTCGTGATGCAAGTCATAAGAAAGCCCGCTCCACGGGTCTTGTTCGTACTCGCATCCCAAATGACCATGAAAGTTGCCTTCATCATCGCACACGCCAATGTAAACTGCGTTCTTGCCGCAAAACGGGCATCTCTTGAGTTTTTCCATCTTTAATCCTCCTCAAAATAGACACCCAGCGTCAGGCTCACGCAGCCTTTCACCTTTACAGTACACAGGTCGATTGCGCTTCTGCTTGATGTAACCGCACTGCGTTTCGGACTGTCTGATCGCATTTGCAAGCTGTTCAAGTGATGCAGCACATTGGTTCATCGCTTCTGTTAATGCTTCAAATCCATCCATATTTAGTCCTCCGTAGGCGGTTCAGGCATAGGCATCCAATGTGTAACATTTTTGAATGGGATGCATTCTCTTGCTTCACACCAACCACCGTTTGCATCATAATAGGCTACCCAGTCACCAGCTTCTTTGTCGTGAACCAGAACATAATCGCTGGCAAAATCGTTTTTCGGAATATCGGGCAATCTATCCTTGACGCTAATCCAATCGCTCATGCTCATCACCTCATACCATCGGAAACGCCATCCAATGCGTCACCGTCACATCTTTCGGCAGTCTCTCGCCTATCTCATCCCAGAACTGACCGTCTGCGTAACAGCCAAGAAAGTATGCTGTTGGCGAGAATCCTTGCAACATTTTTCCATCTTTATCACGCCACGTTGTCTTGGTCGCAAGCAACAAAGGCTGTGTCCGCTCTCGTGGCGGTTCGCTTGCTGGACGCCAAAGGGTGTTAGCCATGTGCGTTCTCCATTTTCGATCCACAAGAGGGACAATAGTCCCAACGTGTGTGATGGTTCTTTGTGTGGCATCCGCTACACTCGAACCTTGTAAATGTATCGTCCTGTACAATCCATCTAGCAGTACGTCCTAAGACTGTCGGCGCATCTTCCACAACCTCAATGGCATCGCCAATACCGCAAGCACGGCATCTAACGCCGTTGTAGTTCCCACAGCCATCGCAATAAGCTTTCTGGATTCTTTCAATAAGTGCGTTTCGTTCAAGGTATTCTGGATAATTAGCCATTGTCTTTCACCTCGATTGTTGGTGCAGTGTCGATGTAGTCAAGCACATCGTCTAGCGCATATCCCATGTAGGCGTACTCGACAGTAAACTCTTGCTCTAATTCCTGCATCCATTCTTCGATACGCTCCCGTAGTGCATTGGCATCAATCGGCCTAGCTTCCATTGCCCTTTCTCCTTTCAATCTCCTTGCAAACCGCTTTGTAAAACGCATCCCACGTCTCATAGTCGCAGGAATCGCCAAAGTCAAATCCTGTCCGCTTTTGTTCTGCAATGTCGCGTTCAAAGCAATCAAGTGTCTTGCCGGTCAGCTCCGGCAGAAGCGGTGTGATGTATCCGCAAACAAGACCAAGCATATATGACCGTCTGCCCAAGCAGTAGCGGACAGCGCAGTTGCAGACCGCTCCGAAGTCATCATTGGTTGGGTCTACCATGCCTTTTGGCGCATCCGGCTTCAAATCGTTCACGCTGCATTCAAGGGCTTCTGCGAATTTTACCAGCCGCGTTTCTTTCTTTACGCCACGCTTTTGCTTTTCAACAGCACTGACGTATGCGCCGGTCGTCCCGATCATCCTCGCAACATCTTTCTGTGTGATGCCAAGTTCAAATCTGCGCTTTTTGATTTTCTCCCCTGTTGTCATTTTTATACTCCCGCCTTGTACATCGTATATAAGACCACAAACCCAGTCAAAAAAGTAAAAACGTGGAGAATTGCATCCGCAAGAACCTTTATCTTTTCATCGGAAATTTCGTTCAAAAATATATCCCATATCAAAATTTTTTCAATGAGATATGCTATCCCACATATAAATATTCCAACCAGAAAAGAAGCTAAAACTACAATCAACGCATTTCCAAGATTACTCATTCTCTTTTTTCTCCCATTCCTTGCATCCGCGTTCGTCCCACACGAAGTCTGCAACGTGTTCTGACTGGTCGTTCACGCACACGCCCTCCGGCTCTGCGTACCATTTGCAAGAGCCACAGGACGGCTCAGATTTGTTCTTGCAGGATTCTGCTGTGCATCGGATAGCCTTGTCAGCGGAGAACTGTTTGATGCCCATGCAAGAGCAGTGTTCGGTGGTGCAGTAAACATCCATTATCTCTCCCCTCTCTTTCTCCTTCTGTTGGCATTGAACCGCCCGATCACTCGCTTGTACTCTTCATAGCACTCCGGGCACAGGTCGCCAGTGTCCCTTCGCCATGCCCAGCCTGTGAACAGCTCGTTTTCGTCATACTTCCAGCCCTCCAGCTTGAACCCGCAGCGGTCACATACTCGCTTGTGGTAAATTCCTCTGTCAGTTTGCATTAGTTGTCACCTCAAACCCTGTCCAAACAATTCGCTTTCGAGCAATCAGAACAATCGCCAGTGCATTTTATTGCTTCATCCTGATATTTTTTCTTGTAATATTCGTCCCAAAACTTCCTCTTCTTTTCACGGTCGCGTAGATATGTGTCAAAATCTCCACGACAACGCCTGTATTCCAGAAACTCTTTCCCCCTTCTTCCAAGGGTGCGGTATAAATAGTAGACTTTGGAAATCATATCAAACGCAAGTTTTAAGAAAAAGCTGGCAACAAAGAGCATACCAGCACATCCAGCGACGCAGAACGATACATCCTTTGCGGTTTCGTAGATATTAGCAAACATTATTTGTCCTCCCCAACGTCCTTGAACAGAATTTCTTTGTCAGCTTTCCAGTCTTTGATTTTGCACGGAATGTCCGTGCCGGGTACGGTTTTTTTCAGCCCATCCATCTGCCAGACGTTCCATGAGATGATAGCAGCCATGTTGCGAACCTTCCCAGCGTCAGGCTCTATGCCGAACAGCCACTTAAAGTTCTCTCGCCATGTCAGGAGCATATTTGCTCTTGCAAGCAACAGGCTGTCACCCTGCCACTCATAGCCGTATGTAGTCGTCGCTGCGTCCTCTGCCACATCGTGCCATGTCCAGACATTCCAATCAAACCAGTTGTTTACACATTTCAGTTTGCGGTCAAATAGTCCTTTCCGTTTTGGTACTGGAATCTTTTTGCCTGTTACCGTGTCGTATCGGTTCACAAGGAATGGTGCTTCTCCGCAGGTGATTTCAAGGACTGTCGAATGGATGTACTTGATAGGCTCTTTCTTCATATCGGGCATCGCACCGTTTTCTTCGCCCATGTCTATCATCTTTTCGCAGACCCAAGAAGGAGTGAAAACCTCTGCTTTTGCTTTGGTTCTTTGCTTCTGCTCATCCAGACGCTTGAGAACTCGTGGCACTGGCGGGCACTTCTTGATTTGTTCTAACGTGATTTCATCCGTAAAGTCTGCGCCTAGTTCAGGCGGTGGGTCTGTCGCCCAGATGATGTTTTTGCCGGTAGTACGGTCTTTAAGCAAGATAAACAGCACCGCCGAAAGAATCGGGTCGGAGAAGTCAACCAACTGTTGTTTCATTTTCCGTCACCTCTTTGTACTCCACGTCAATTCCTTTCGGCAAAGCCGTCTGGTACTTCTGAGCCAACTGCTCTGCGCTCTGAGCATCTCCCAACGGTTGTTCAGGCGGTGCAACGGTGACTTCTACGTTATCCTTCATGCCAAAATAGTTCTTAGCTCGGAAAATCCACTCTGCCGGGTTCTCCTGACCGTACATACCGTTGTACGCCCACATGGACTGCATTTGCAGAATCAGCTTCAAGATGTACTTCTGCTGCAAGCTGTCGTCACGGCGTTTGCCTGCCATAATCTGCTTCAGGCTCACCCATTCGATGCCAAGCACCAGTGCAATCCATTCGACTACCGGGGAGATTCTGGCTTCGATGCAAGCGTCAAAGAAAAAGTCAAGGCGCTGCTGCACTTCAATCGGGTTGTTCATGTCCACGCTCGGAAGGTCGCCAAAATACTTGGCTGCAATCATGCCGATGACCTTCTTGTCCTCTTCATCACCGATTCTCGACTGCAAATCGCCCGTGTTCAGCATCTTAGACCTCGTGATTGCTAACTCCTGTTGTTCTTTCACCTTTTTACTCACCTGTGAGCGGATAGATTTCCGCTTGTTAAGCATCTGTTGTTTCTTCTTCTCTCGCTCTTTCTCACGCTTTGCAGCGGCTTCTTCTTTCGCCTTTTGCGCCCGTTTCTCACGCTTTTTCTTTTCAGCTTCGGTCAGCGGCGGTCTGCCACGACCACGCTTCTGGGGTGTTGCCATGTATCAGACCTCCTTTGGCGGTTCAGGAAGATATGCCCAATGAGTTACATCTCCAAATACAATGTACTCGTCGTGCTCTTGCCATAATCCGTCATAAGACAAAAATGCAATTTCAATGCCGAACTTTTCTCTTTTTACGAGAACTTCTTTTTCTTTTTCGGGCAAAACTTTCTTGGCATCAAACCATATATTGACGGGCTCAGATTTTTCCAATACGTTGGCTAAATCTAAAAATACATCTCCAATGGTGTTTCTGATTTGTCCTTGTATGTATACGATGAAGTTTTTGCTATCCAAAAACGACTTCGCTTCATTCTTTTTGCTAACACCAACAGTTTTCCACGCCGCAATGATTGGGTCAACATCAACCAGCTTCACACTCTCACCTCTTCATCTTCATTTCGATGTTGTCCAGCGCCCGTGCAATCCACCAAACGGAACAGCAGCTGCCAAGTTCGTTCCACCAAGCGCACTTCTCTTTTTCGCATACGCACCGACCAAGCGGATTGCTGGTCATTTTCATCGGACAGTAAAGTTCGTTGTCCATTTTTACCTCCCAAGAAATACAAACGCCCACTTCATCCATTCGGGGATGTCTGCGGAAAATAAACCCTTATACATAAAGATGGAAAGTACGATAGACGAAACCGCCGCGACTGCAATAAAAGCGATTACAACGCCTTGCAGAATCGCAAACTTTCTACGGCTTCTTTCCATCCTCTTTTCAATGTCATATCTGTTCATGTTTTTACCTACGCCCCATCACAACAGCCGTACAAGCGATCAGACACGCGTTGACGAACAGCCAGACGAGCATTGCTTGACGTTCTTCAAACAGGTTGTCTGCCATGTTTTTGATTGTCCGTTCAGACTGAACCACCACCGCCAGCAGGACTAGGCAGACCAGCCAGCGTGTTACAAATTCAAACATTGTTATCAACTCCACCTTTCTCTCAGCTCTTTTTCGACCTGCTCTGACTTTGCTGTAATGTAATCTGCAAACTCGTCAGGGGTCATGTCTTCGTTCTTGAACTGCCCGACCATCTCCCAGTACCTGTCACCAATGCGGATAATTTTCTGCACCTGTTCATCGGTCAGGTCTGCATCGCACCGAAGGTTCTGAATCAGTGCGCCCCATGTGGCAGCAATTCCATCCAGAGCCATGCGAAAGCCGTACAACTGGTTCTGTCGTGCGATTTTGCGGAGGTTGGTTGACATTGCCTGTTTGCCAGACGATGGGCAGTTTCTGTGCTTATTCATCTGACTGCTCCTTGTCTTGAAGGCGATGGAGCCAACGGTAGTATTTTTCGCTTGCAATAATTCCAATTCGCTCATACGCTTTTCTGTCATCCGAAAAATCAAGAGCGGCCATGCACACCATAACGTCTGCGTATTCCTCTTCAAACGTCTTTCGGCATTCCTCTACGCTCTTCGGTGTCGGGTTCGTACCATCCAGCGCACGGCGCAGCTTCAACGCAGCCTGTGCCAACTCGGATGCTTCTTCTGCCAACTGTGCCAAGATTTCCGTCTTGGGCAGAATGTCTGAAACTTTCTTACTCACTTTTTTCTCCTTTCAGCCAGTCGTTCAGCTTTGCCATGCAAGAGGGGCAAAGAAAAAACGGGTCATTTGAATAGATAAAAATTTTCCTATTTTTCTTTGTAATGCACCTGCAAATAGAATTGTTTTCTACTTTTTGTGTCCGCTCACTTATGGAGAACTCTGGATATTCAAATGTTTCACCGCATCTATCGCAAACCATTGTCATTTTCACCACAACTCCCAACTAGCCTTGAGTTCTTTTCCGATTTCAACAGAAAGTTTTTTGATGATGATTCTTGCGTGTTCATACTGAGCTTTCACGCCGTATGAATAATCTGTGACAACCTTCTTCGGGCTTTCATTGCTTCTCATTTTCTTTCTAAGGTTTTCTTCGTTCTCCATAAGGAGTTCGTTTTGGTACAGCCCCAAAAGCCTTACTAGTTCTTGTTTTTCAGACAGTTGCATTTTCTTTCTCCAATCTCTTTAGCAGACAATCCACGTCATACCGCCAATGGACACGTAGCCTTTTTGCTTTGACCTCTATCCCCTCTTGCTCTGCCCACTGCCAAGGGATGCTCTTCCGGCTCTCGTTATAACGGAACGTCAGAACCTTGCTGGCGGGGATTGCAAAGGTGCGGTTGACCGCCCTGTAATTCACTATCACATGGGCGGTCTGACCGCTGTATCCCATTGCTTCCACCATGTCCGTGATGTGCTTTTCCTTGCGGTATTTGCACTTTGCCTTGTCGTACTTGCCGAACACCTTTTCCAGAGGGATAGAGGGCGTTTCGATGGTTTTCAGCTCAAATAGGTGGTTCATCGGGTATCGGTACACAAGGAAGTCGCAGATGTTGTCGATGGAAAAGGACAGGTTCTCGTTGCCGCCGTAGTAGGTGGCGGCACTGTCTTTCAGTCGGTAGCACCACGCATCGGATGGTACGGATGCTTTGAAGTCCACTTCAAACTGCTTGCCGGTGTTCATGCGCCATACTCCGCATCGTATTCGGCTTGCAGCTTTTCAAGCTTCTCCTGTAACTTAGGAATCGACTTGTTATAACTTAGAAGTCTTTTTCTTCGATAAACATTGTATTTGCTGAATGGTTCTTCCTTGATTGCGTTTTCGTTCCACTCAACGCTTCCCTTAATTCTCTCAATTCTGTATTGGAGATGCTTAATGGCTTCTCTTTTATCAGCCTGTTCAAAAACAGGAAGAAGAAAATTGTAAGCGTTCTTTGCTTTAATATTTCCATTTTTCGCTTCTTCCAACACCCATTTCAGGAATCTTTTGGTGTTTATGTTCATCCTCGTTCACCTCTAAATTCACTTCCGAGAAACCGTTTCTTGCCTTTTTCCCGGTGCTTGTCCTCGTAGTCACGGTGGTACACGCTCTGGCTGTGGTTCAGCTCATACACGAATGCCTTGCGTTCCTCGAAGTCTTTCTTCTCTACCTTGTACTTTTCGCAGGTGTCGTGGCAAGCTTTGTGGCGTGATGTGCAGTTGAGACAACAGGTAATCATTCTTCGCCAAATCTCCTTTTTGTTACGGCCATCGGGAACTCTTCAATTTCGCTTGCCCACCGTGCTGTTCCCTCGCCGTATGCTTTTTGCCAGACCAGAGGGAAACCGCCTAGACCATCGAACAGGCTACCCAGAGTGGGCTTTTCTTTCAGGTAAGGGCGCATCTTCTGCACCAGCCAAAACCACTGCGGCAGAGCAATTGAGTTGCCAAGAGCCTTGTACCGTGGGCTGTCAGCGTATTTGTGCTTCTTGCCATTACTGTCTGTCCAATCACCAATGTTGGTGTAATCGTCAGGAAATCCTTGTAGCCGTTCACATTCAACAGGGGTCAAGCGGCGAACAATCCAGCGGATGACTTTCTCTGAAATCAGACACTCGCTGCCATTGCCGATGTTTCCCGCTTTTGCTTTCAAGGTTGAGCATTTGTCGATTTCCTTATAGTGGCTGAAAGACTGTTCGTTGAAGGTCTTACGTTCGATAGCAATAGCCGTGTAGTCTGTGATTCTGTTTTCGCGGTCTACTGTAATGGTCGGTACTATCTGTCCGTCGCCATTTCTTCGTGCATCAAATATTTTTCTTTCCGTGACCATTGGAACATACCCGCCGCCAAGACCCATGCTTGCTGGAAGCGTTGGGCAGATGCCGGTCTGTGAAACCGTTGCATGGACTTGGTTACTTTCTAGAACAATAGGTTGGTGTCCGTGTTCCGATGCCCGCAATGTTCCCGTCATGTTATAGGACACACTCATCGCCTCTCTGCCTTGGTCATTTAAGACGGGAATCGCTTGGAAAAGCGTCTGGTCTTGGAGTGTCGATAGCGTCCCGGTTTTCTCCGTTTGTACCAGTGCGCCCTTGCCGCCGCCCGCGCATCCACTACGGATTTTCAAGGTATAGGCTGTGTTCCGCCCCCCCTCTGCCACCACTCGATCATTTCCAGTAGGGCAGTTTGCAGTAAGCCCGGTAACTTCTTGCCACGTCGGGATGCACGGGTCAGGATGCCTTGACAGGCTCGTGCGCTCAAATAATATTTCTCCGGCGCGTTGGCCTCCAAGGTCGATGATAAGAGCGATACGTTTTCTACGCTGGGCCACTCCGAAATATTGACTGTCGAGCTGTCTCCAAGCCAAGCTCCATCCGTTTCCGACGATTGCTCCGGCTTTGCTCCATCTGCCACTCTTCGGAGGTCTAGGAATTGAAGCGTCTGGCTGTTCCACGCGGGCAAGTTCTTCCAGCACGGCTCTGAAATCTTCTCCTCCGTTAGAACTGAAAGCCCCTGGCACGTTTTCCCAAACAGCGAAAGTTGGATACAGTCCATTTGTGCTTGACCTCATTTCTTTTATGATTCGAACCGCTTCCATGAACAACCCAGAGCGTTCTCCGGCAAGTCCCGCTCTGCGCCCCGCAATGGACAAGTCCTGGCACGGGCTTCCGAACGTGATGCAATCTACAGGCTCTATCTGGTCGCCGTGAATCTTTGTAATGTCGCCCAAGTGTTTCATCTTTCCAAACGCCCGTCCAGCCAGATAGCGCAGCTCTTATATAAGGTAGGAGATCAGGACTTTGCCGAAGCGAAAGCCTTGCTCATATCAGTGATAATGTCATATCGGTCTTGATATTTGCTGTACACAGTCGTTCCAGTTCCAAGACCAATCTGCGTCTGGTTGATGGAAGCAGGAACTATATAAATGCTTTCCTTCTCTTCGTTTTTTGCAATCAGAAAATAAACATCGCAAGTAGGGAATCGTTTTTCAAGGTTAAACGAATAGCAAAAACTCTTATTTGCTCTGCTCGGCCTTGCCGTTTTCACATCAACCTTAACGCTGCCATTAACATAAAGGTCATAGGCGTATCTAGTTGACATTCGCTCAACCGCAAATCCATGTTCTTCCAGCAGTTTTGTAGCAAGGTCTTCGCCATACTTTCCGAATTGCGTTTCGCTTTCTTTCATTTCGATATTAAGGATTTCAGCTATTTTGTAATAGCCACCCGGAAAACGGCGAATTGCATTTGTCAACTTGTCGTTTCCGTAATACTCGCTCAATTCACTTCTTGATGGCATTCTGGTTAAACCAGTGGCAGACATACAGGCTTTCACATACAGCAAGATTTTATCTTGCGTCCAATGCGTTTTTTCTTCCTGATTCATGCGCATCTCCAATCAGAATGGCAACGAACCATCATCGTCAATCACAGAGAAGTCATCTGCTTTGCCCTGAGAGTAGTTCTGCGGTGCATCCTGCGCCCGATCGGCGGGCTTGCTGTCAGACTTGCCACCGCAGAAGTCAACCTTGTTCGCCATGATTTCCGTTGCGGTGCGGTTGTTTCCCTGCTTGTCAATATACTTTCGGGTCTGGATGCTACCAGTCACCAGAATCAGGCTGCCCTTCTGAAACCACTTGGAAACGAACAGTGCCGTGTTGCCAAATGCGGTGCAGTTGAAGAAGTCAGTTTCCTTCTGACCGCCACTCTGACGGTCACAAGCAATGCTGAACGTGCAAACATCCTTGCCAGACTTCGTGACCTTAGCTTCTGGCGTGTGAACCAGACGACCCTGAATTGCGATAGAGTTAAGCATTGTTTAGCCCTCCTTCGGCTGTTTCTGAGCACAGTCCCAACACAGGACGCGCCCAAAGCGTTTCTTTGTGCTTCTTGCAGTTTCCAGCGGAGTGACGGTGCGGTTGTTGTACTGAATAGGCTGCAACTGCTTTCCGCAGCAAGCGCATGGGGGGATGGTTTCCACTTCCGTTTGCTTCTGCGCGGGCTTGTTTGCCCTGCTTGTGGTCTGCTTCTGGTACTCGTCCGTGTCAGCGTCTTTTGTATCGTCAATACAGAACAGGCCGTTCAAGGCGTACTTTCTGGCGTAGCTACTAGACGTTCCGGTCACCTGCGCTGCATCCATCTTGGTTTTTTGCTCCGGTTCTCTTGCGTAAGCAGTAACCGTTACGCATCCACCATCCAGAGCTTCCACCTTTGCGGTCGCTTCGATGTAATGCCACCCCTCTAGCACTTTAGGTTCATCAGAAAGGGTAAGAAGCAAACCGTGTTCTTTTAAAATTGGCTTGACTGCTTCCAAAATGTCCTCACAAGAACGATACTTGTAACCGCCAAATGTGTTCATCTGCCCCTTCGGGGCTTTCAACTCTGACTGAACAGCCATCAGAGCTTCATGGATTTTGCTGTTGTCCATACGTTTCCTTTCTTCGGCTTCTTTAGGCTTCATTGTTCTTACTTTGGCTTAATTTGGCTGTACAAAATCAGCCAGCCATCAGGTCTGCCAACTGTGCACGGAGGTCTTTCAACTCGGATTCCCTGTTCTCGATTTCATACTGCAAGTCTGCGATTTCATACCGCAAGCTCTCAATCTCAGCCAGACGGTCAGCTTCTTTGGCTTCTGCCATCTGCTCGTTGGTCATAAAGCACACGCCATCATCCGGCTCTGTCACGCCACCAAACCGATCAAAACAGCCGGAGCAATCGTACATTTCGTTCATTCTGCATTCCTCCATTTGTTGGTATGATGTGTTGCACGGCTGATTTTCTTGTTTTTACGGTCGTCATATTCGTTTTCCGCAGTAATGCCAAGTGCGCACATGACAAGTGCCGCAGCCAAAAGCGAAACTGAGAGAAAAGCGTAAAACAGCCCAGCTCCAAGCGTTGCTGCGTTTTCAATTAAGCCTCCGCAGCCAACAGACCAAATCGAGAACAAAATCCCAACTGTAACTAATATCGTCGCTTTTACGCTTTTCATTTTTCCACCTTTTTCAACACGACATCAAAGTAATCCGGGTTTGAATTATCGACGATTGCGTATGCGTTTAGAACATCGCATATCTTCAAAAGTGTCCCTGTTCTGATCCCTTCTTTGTGCCTAGCTCTTCTTCTCCCGAGGATGCTGTCCAGTGTCGGCCTTGACACTGTGCTTTTGCGACAAAGCTCATTCACACGAATACCGCGTTCTTTCATGGCATCTTCGAGCGTCATTTTTTCTCACCCTTGTGCCCGAATACCCAAGCCGATGCGGCGATGGCTGCGGCTGCAATAGTGTATTTCGCAGCTTCAATGC